TTTCCCGCTAAGTTGTTTTCAAATGTATAGCTACCAGTTTTATCATTTCTGATTGTAATCTCAGAAAACACTGGCTCGATTCCTGATGAACATCCCGCAATTAAACTTATTGTTCCTGTTGGAGCAATCGTTATAATAGTAATGTTTCTGCGAGGCTTAAACAACTTAGAACATTCGGCTGGAATACCTAATTCTTTACCGCGTTTTTCTGATTCGTCTAAGGCAATATTATAAATAAAATCAAGTATTTTTTCTAATTCTTCAATGGCTTTTTCAGAACCATAGGCGGTTTGAGTCATTAAAAGATAATCTGCATATCCCATTATTCCTGGGCCAATAGGTCTATTGTCAAAACTCCATTTTTCGATTTCTTTCGTTGGATATGTGGTTTTGTCAATAACATTATCTAAGAATTCAACAGCCAGTCTTGTTGCAAGATCTAATTTATCCCAATCAATTTCTTTATTTTTATTTAGAAATTTACTTATATCCAACGAACCTAAATTGCAGACTCCATTAGGAGGAAGTGGTTGTTCCAATCTGTAATCTCTTATTGCTAAGAGTGTCGGACTATATCATAACTCATTTAGAGTTTTCGGCGCTATTTGACGGATTATTGATTAAGCTTCTCACCATCTAGTCTCTGAACCTTCACGATACTTTTATGCTATTTATCGTGCTTGGCTGCTGATTGTCCACTTGGGATTTCCAGCAATTCACCGAATTTTTAACGTGATCCAAACTATCACCTAGAACACGGATTTGTTCCAAATATTTCTTGTCCAACTTCATTATATGGAGATTTATCTATCGCTCCTTTAAAAAGAAAAGCTGGTTCTCCATTTCTCCATGCACCATCAATAATTAAATCATATACTGTTCGTGCGTCATATTCTTGATATTTTACTCCATCAAATTCCGTCCAGAATTTTTCTCCATTTTTTACTGCATTCATAAACTTATCATCAACTACTACAGACATATTGGCATTAGAAATACGTTTTTCTTCAGCCTCTTCATTTTCACCATGTTTGGCATTAATGAATTTTATAACATCTGGATGATATACGGAAATGGTAAACATAATTGCCATGCTACGGAATCCTGCCTGAGTCATAGCTTCTGCGTCATGTGAAATGGTATCTGCGAATCTAATTGGGCCACCAGCATATCCATGAGTACTACCTGCTACAGAATTCCCTTCTGGTCTAATTTTAGTTAGACTAGTTCCACATCCACCACCTTTTCTAGCAATAAGAGCAAAATCAAGTTTTGTTTTAAAAATACCCTCAATTGTATCTGGGAAATCAACTACATAGCAAGCACTTAATCCTGCACCTCTTTTGCCAGCGTTAACCAAACAAGGAGAGTTGGGCACAAAGTATGTATTTAAAATCATTTCTCTTGATAATTCTTTATTTTTACTATCAGGGATTACATTATTAATTACCCTGTCTACCAATTCTTCCCATGAACTTTCACCCACATCTTTATTATAGTATCTTTGTTTTAAAATATTTTCTGCTGTTTTTGATAATTTTCTTACATTTGGAAATGTTTCTGTCAACGTCTACCTCCTTCTATAAATTTATTTTTCTAAAAATGGTACAATACGATTTACTTCTATTTTTAAATTATCTATTCCGCTTTCTGATTTAATTTTATAATCAAATTTGAAGTGATCTAAATCAATTTCTGACGAATGTTGTTTTTGTTCTGCACTTAATCCATTATCAAAATGTAGTCTTTCTACTCTAATGGATATTACTTTATCTGGGAATCTTGCTTGGGGAAGATAAATTTCATTTCGGAACCGGCAATCACAAATTATGAAATAGTCAAAGTCGTTTGATAATATATCAATAATATCGCAACTTCTTTCAACCCAAAATAAAGGATGTTTTAATTCTTCCCTTACTCTTTCTGTTCCAAGTCTCTGTAACAGAGTTCTAGATTTTTCATCTTTTATACCGTTCCATCCAAGATATTCTTTCGCTATATATTTTAAATAGTCAGCATTGTGAAGAATCAATGTTCTTCCTTGTAACTTTTCTTTTAATATTTGCCCAACGGAGTCTTTTCCATTTTGTGCTTTTCCAGATACAAGTATAACTTTCATATATTATATCACTCCATATTCTTCGAACAAATGTTTTTGAGGAGCAAATTCTTTAAAATATTCTTTTTCTGCTTTAAGTCTTGCAGTAATAGCATTTTCTATTTTATTAAAAACACCCAAATGAATACCTTCTCCATTCACTTGAATTCTAGCCCTATATTTACATCTACTTTTCATCCAGTCAACACCAATTACTCCGCTAGAATTTCTTATGGATAATGAACAATTTTGTAAATTTTGTGTGTCAGTTGCAATTCTTAAATTGTTTTTTCTGTTATCTGATGGTGTTTTGTTGTCATGATCAATTTTTATATTTTTGTCATCTATGCCCATAATTAGACGATGTAAATATATCATTTTATGAGAAAAATCTCCCATAGAATATGCCTTTACATACTCCTCCGCCACAATCCAACAATATTTTTTTATTTTATCATAATCTTCTTTGTCGAATAAGAAAGAATCTCCTTTATGGTCATATCCAACTCCAAATTCTCCAGTTAGATCATAAGTATTATATTTTTTTATACTTTCAAACAAACGTTCTTTATTGAGACAGCCGCATGACTGGGTATCTCCGTTTCTTAAAGATTTTGTTGTGATCTTTACAATTTTGCCATCACAGTCACATTTGCAAAGCCAGCAAGTTCTTCCATAATAATTATTTTCACATCGTTCTAAAACTAATAATCTACCAAAACGTTGACCTTTAAGATCAATAGTTCCTTTATTCATTTATAGACCATCCCTCAATAATACCAATAACCTCTTGCCAATTATTCGCCCTTGGAAACCAATCAATATTTTTATTGTGTGGTTGGGTAAATAAAATACCAATACCATCAATATTTAATAAATTTTTAGGATTATCGTCAACTAAAAACTGGCACTTTATGAGGGACTTATCTGTTGCGATTACAACATCATCATCACTTTCTATAAAGCCATATTTCTTAAGCCATCTATTTTTTACGTTATCTGGATTATTTACAGATATAAAAATTATACGATATCCTTGTGATTTCAAATAAGAAAGAGCATGTGCTGATCCGCAAATTGGTTTTGATTTTTCAAATACTTCTGGACGATTTACATATTCTAAAATGGCATCTCGTGCTTCAGACTTAACAAAGTCTTGGATTCCCCATGACGTAATTTTATCTACTGTAAGATTGTCGTTAAAATCTTTGTTATACATCCTCAACCAAGATTCCATGGTGTCGCTCGTGACCATATCGTAATCAAACGCTATTATCATACCACACCCCTAACTCCATCAAATACTAACACTCTCTTCCACTTCAACTTTAACCCCAAATCCCTAAACTTATTCTCTAATCCTAACCTTCTCACCCACCTCTTAACAATAAACATATCACTAAAATCCATCGCCTCAACCCAACTATCGCACCATGAAATGTCACATTCATTGGATAGTGATTCAACGTATTCTTTAGTTTCGGGGTTATACAGAAATATTAATGTTTTGGATTTCATCTTTTTTCTTCTTTCTTTTAATAGATTTATTTGCCTTATCTACGACCCAATTTAAAAAATTATCAATAGTTAAGTTCTCCTTTGCGATGTGTTTTTCTTCCATACATTGTGAAACTAGTCGAACTAATTTTTCTGCCAAATCAGTTTCTTCATCTGGTGTCATTTTGTCTCCGGTGGTTTGATAAATTCAGGATGTTGTAAGTCTTTGAAAATTTCATCAAAGAAGTAATGCCATTGTGGGAGTCGATGATTTTTCCTTTGGTTATAAACATTTTGTAACACTCTATAGTTTATTACCCAAATTCTACGTTGGAGAAATCCTTCTGGCAATAAGCATTTAATATTATCTATTGGAATTTCTTTATGTTCAATTAATCCATTTAAGAAATCTAAATAATTTTGGAATCCTACAAATTCTGTATAAATACTTTCTTCAAAATTTTCTTCTGATAGTTTTGCTTTCATTAATGTATGCATTGTTGAAGCGCTTTGTTTTGTAGTCAACCTATAAGTATCAGCTTCTTGCCACCAATATCTAGGGGCGGTAACATCCAACCAAATATAAATACTTTCTAGAAATTTTGTTTCTCCAGATTTTCCCCAAGCATATTTGGGTAAAATTTCTTTTGCTCTTTCAATGCTAGTGTTATAACTTAAAGAGAAGCCAAGTGCGGCTTCTTCATAACCATGTTCAGATAATAATTTAACATTCAATTTCGGATTCTCCTTCGCCTTTACTTAAATATTCTTGTAACAATTTTTGTAGAATTACATAAGTAATTCTACTATTCTCATCTTCATTATTTTGTAAAAAATAACCTCTATCATTAACAAAATCAATAAACCCTAAAACTTCCATCTCAACTAATTTCTTAAATTCACTCTTACTCATAATATTCTCCTCCTTCACACCACTTACAACTATAACAATCTTTCTTTCCTTCGATTAATCCTTCCCATAATTCATCACATCCAAATAAACCACAGATTGCATTTTGATGTAAACACCACTCAGGTTGAGGATATTTTTTAGCAGTTTTATACCATGGGATTCTATTGTTATAGATATCACATTTCTCTTCTATTGTTAGTCCATGAAAATATTTTGTCATTTTGATTTTTTAGTCTTTTAGTCAATATACCATCTAATAAAACAACGGTCAATAATTTGAAATGTTAATTTTAATTCGTCTTCAGTAAGTGGAAATTTATTGATAGTTTTTGATATAAAAGTATCAACGGTATCTTTAATACTATACATGTCTACTAATTCACTTATTTCATTTCTATTTAAGATCTCCATGGGAACCTCCCTTCTTTGTAATTTTGTAATTCGTGTTAATCGTATAGTTTACGAGAATTTGATGTTCGCATGAAAGTGATTTTCATTGGGTAAGCTTATCTAATCTTTGTTTCGCTAATCCGAAAACAACCTCATCGTATTCTATACCAATATAATTTCTATTATTTTTGATTGACCATTCGCCCAAACTACCACTACCCATAAACGGATCAAATATTAAATCTTTTTCGTCAGTAAAAGGCGCAACAATCCTATCAAATAATCTTAAGGGCTTCTGCCATCTAATTAAATGCCCATCTTCTTTTTTGATTCTTTCTTTTGATGTTGTAGTTAGACAAATATCGTCTATCCATGCTGTTGCTTGTTTGGTTTGTCTACCTGAAGGATTTAATCCTTTATTTTTTGTAACCTTGTCTACTTGAATTCTTTCTGGATAAAATTTCCAATCTTTACCATTGCAGAAAACTATAATGTCGTCATAGCATTGATGAAATTTATTTTTTGGGTGGTTTCCCCATTCATTCTTTTGAACCAAATGGTTTACAAATGTTGCTTGACGTATATTCTCAAGGGCATCTCTCACTAAATAATTTGTATGAAAATCTGTTTGAACGATAAAAATTCCATTAGGTTTAAGCAAATCGAAAAAATCATAAATCCATGAAAGGTCTTCATTTTCATAGATCATATCTGCATATACTAAATCTACTTTTGGTAAACTACAGACTTTTGTATTATCTTGATTGTATATTTTATACAAATTCTATCTCCATGAATTATCTATTTTATTAAACATTTTCTCTATAATATACTGATGTGATATATCCGCATCTTTCACATTTTGCATATTCACTACCAGAATATTTTTCAAAATCGTGAGCATAAATTAAAGCACAAAATAATTGTTTTAATAATTTAATCATTTTTCTCCTAGTGAAATATTCATTTTATTAATTTAACAGCTTGTTTTTTTACGCCTTCAAGTTCTTCGTCGTTTTTAACAAGCCAATATTTTACAACAAAACTGCTATCAAAATATTCACTAGCGCCCATAGAATCTACAACCCAAGGGTTCTTGGTAATTAATTCGCCATTTGTGTGCAAATAAACATAAAAAGGATAATCTCTCATTACGCTTCAACCTTATCCATAACATTCTCCAACGCCTTAAACGACTGCCACACAGTAATAGCAGTATTCATATCAATTCTATTACTCCCATCAAATGATCTAATTGGACTATGTATAGCTTCTTCAATGAATTCATTAACAGTTCTATGTTTCAAGAATAATTCTGCTAATGTTTGAAAATCGTTTTCTTTATAAATAAGATTTACATGCATTTTTATTTATCCTTTCTATTTTATTCCCATGAAATTATCGTTTTATGGTGCATATACCCATCCACAAGAACGATCAGGATAAGTCTTTGTCTTATGTTGTGATTTCCCAAATGGAGCGCCACATGCGCCACAAGTTCCTTCTCTATAAACTGACTCACTATATGATCCGCAATATTCACAGAAATGTTTTTCTTTTTATTCTTTTCTAGAAACAATAGTATGATCGTAATTAAGCCAAGTATCGCCCCAACTTATATAACTTGCAGAACATATGGCTCCAGAATTAGAAAATGTCACATCTTATCCTCACTCATTCCATGAAATTAATTTCTTATTGTAATTAAAAGTATTTCTTTTCAGAACTACAAACTTGACACGCATCCCAATCACTATACCCATGAGGACAATTGCCTTCTTTGGGATTTTTATTTAAGAATTTAAGTTCTTGTAAAATATCCCACAAAAACTTAATAATAATCCCAGCCACACAAAAAGCTAATACAGAAAATATTGTCCAATACACCCAGTATGCCATATTAATCTCCATTAGTCAATCTTAATCAAAAAATCACCATATAAAGACCATCTTGTATCCTCTTCTATTCCCCACATAATTCCATATTTATTTCTTGCGAAAAGTGTAAAAATAGTTTCTTTATTGTCTTCCAAAAATTGCCAAAAAGTATCAGTGAGAGATCCTTGTTCTCTTTGCCAACGATATTTTTCAATATCAATTTTTACTTTATCACCTTCTTTTAATTGGTTGGTTATTTTTACATCGTATTTTCCCATTTTACTATTTCCTTTTAGTTTTTTTAGTTTTAATTTTTTTAGTTTTTTTGATTTTATTTTCTTTTGTTTTAGGTTGTTCTTCAATAGTTTCTTTTATTTGTTTTGCCTTATTTTCTACAATTTGTTTAGATCCATTTGCAATAAAATCAAAAACTCTTTCTTTATTTTCTTCTAAATATTGGAAAATATCTTTTATAGTTCGATAACATTTTTCTTTATGAAAAGGGATATTACCATATTTTGTGGGGTAAGACCCATCTATTGGTTCAAACCAACATGTGTCTTTTTCAGTAATTTCTTTATTGCAATAAAAACATATATTGCCCAATGTGCGCTCCTATAATTATAAAATAAGTTTACCACAGAAATGTAAATTTGTCAAGGTTTCTGGTAAAATTAGTTTTATTCAACACATTCTTTCCCAAGTAATGCATATGCTGCAAGCTCATCAATTACCGCGCGATGTTCTCCAATTGTTTCAGCAGTATCATAATTTTGTGCAATTTCAAAAATCCAATATAACGCAGAATCTTTACTCGTTACAACGCCTTCCTCTTTCAATAAATCATAACTTCTTTGGATTTGTTCTTGCTGTAATTTCTTTCCTTCGTCTGTCATTTTTATTATTTCTCCTTTGATTTTGTAATATTATTAAATTGTTCTTCTAGGTTATTATAATCTAATCCTAAATATTTATAAGCTTCATCTGTGGTTATTTCCTGCCAGTGACGTAATTCAAGTACACAATAATGTTTTAATCCATCAGATATTCCTTTTCTTCTAAGGATGTAAAACAATTTGGTAATGTGGGTATTGCTGTGAATCCCTCGTGCCATAGTATGCCTCTATTCTTTTTTAGGTAGGTTTTCGCTTATCATAACTTGGCCTTCTAAACAAGATGCCAAAGTTATCCAATCTATAATTTCTCTTAGTTTTTGTTTATTAACGTATTCATATCCTTTGGAAGCAGAAACTATAAATTGTAATAATTCGGTTGTTGCTTTTTCTTTGGAGAATTCTAATGCTTCTTTTGGTGTGGTCATTATCCTCCTTTCGATTAAATCAATGAAATTTGCATTTCATGGGGTAAATCTTAAAAATAGTTATTATTTTTGATATATGTTTCTATTTCGATTTTTCTACTAAACATTCTAAAAGTCGGTTTTTACCAATTTCAAAATATTTTTCATCTAATTCATACCCAATAAACTTGCGATTTGTGTTTATACAAGCAACTCCTGTTGATGCCACACCCATAGTATTATCTAAAATAACTTCTTTTTCTTTTGTATATGTTTTTATCAGATATTCTAATAATTCAACCGGTTTTTGAGTCGGATGCAATCTTTTCGAACTATGATCTTTATTAAAACGCAAAATATTTTTTGGATAACTTTCTTCATATATCTTATGTAATGCCACCATATTATTTTTATGCAAAATATCACTTACAGAAGGATTGCCACCTGATTTTGTTGGCTTATCTCTTTTCGTCATAATTGGGAAATATCTCATATTTTCTTTTGCGCCATTAGCAGTTTTTGAAAGAGAGAACACACAAATATCCTCTAGTACATTTAATGGCTGAAGTTTTGCTAATTGAAAATTACCACCTTGTTCTTTTCCCCATGTCCATTTATATCTATAATTATTTAAATTGCTCATTATTAGCATTGATGTGAATGGTTCTACTCCGAACAAAACTATTGCACCATCTTTTTTTATAATTCTATTATATTGAACCCATAATTTATCTAAAGGTATAATAATATCCCATTTTGCACCAGTTTTTTCAAAAGGTAAATCGCATAAAATCATATCAACATAATTGTCTGGAATTCTTTGCATTATATCCATACAATCACATTGTTTAATAACTATATCATCGTTTAATCTCAATATTTACCTCCATGGAATATATGTTTTATTGATTATTTTCTTGAATAGATAATTCTTCACCAAATGGATCGGTACCAAGTTTTTGTGCTTTAATTTTAAATGAATCCACTAATTCTTCAATGCAATTTTCACACAAATCAAATTTCCATCTTTCCATATCATGGGAAGAGCCATACCCAAAATCTACTTTAAAAGCATGAATGGTGTCCCATTGCCATTCTTCATATCCTTGTGGCATTTCTGGATCAAATGTTTCATTATCATAAATCATGCCACATTTATTGCAAGTAACTTTTGCCTCTACTAATTTATCTACTTTGACTGCTGTATATTCTCTCATTTTTACTCCTCTAATGAAATGGTCGTTTTATTAGGCAATGGTATTCCTAATTTTATGATTTCTTTTTCTAGTGCCTCATATTCATTACCATAGCTTTCACAAACATCAGATATATAAATTAATAATTTCTGAATTATTTGTATTAAGTCATCTCTGTCAGAAGCATAAAAAATACTGCCTTGTTGGTCTTTAAATGTTTCCATTGTTTTACCTCATGAAATAATAGTTTTATGTGGTTGGAATTCTACACAAACAATTCTGCTAACCCAACACTCACCTTCTCCAGCTTCTTCAAAATCAACTTCTACACAATAATTTTTAAGTTCGTATGTAGAATAGTTTTCTCCCCAAAAAGTAACGTCTCCAAACAATTCACTTCCAATAAATTCACCAACTTTTGAAATAAAACCGATGACTTCATTCTTTTCAGGTGTTTCGCAATATTCAATGGGAACATCGTTGTTTTTAAACAATGTAATTATGGATTCATCTGTATTTAATATTTTGATATTTGGGTTATTTTTATCAAATATTTTTATATTATGGGCATAACTTAGTTTTCTTTTTATATTCATTTTATCTCCTTTAGCTACCCGAATATTCTTCTGGATCATGTTGAACAAACCAAATCATAATTTTTCGTCCTGTTTCAGAATAAGGTAATTTAAATAATAATCTATTTACAAGACCACCAAATAAATTATAAATTAAGTCAGTAAACCAATTTCTGTCTTCGGCAAATACGCCTCTAAATTTTTTCATCTTGATCCAATAAAATTGCGCTTTCATGGGGAAGAACATATTCTACCCATTCTGAATCTTCTGGCAATTCCATTTCGCCTGTTGCTCCAGAGTAGTATTGTTCGCCAATCTTTTCATAAAGACTAGCGTTTTCGTAATCACCCCATTCATTGTAATCATCATCGAAATATTCACCAGTAACAATGTCTCGAATCATAAAAAGTTTTTGCATTTTTATCCTTCTTCCGTTTCTCTATAATCCTCATAAAACTCTCGTAGTCTTTCGGCAAGATGAGAATCTAAAGTATAACATTCTGCTTCTGTTGGATTTTTGCCAACATAATTCCAACTAGATTCTATGCCTTCATTTTCTAAACATAAATTAATTTGCTTGTTTTCATTTCGAAAACAAAGCCATAAACAACCGTCGTCACCATAATATATAATTGGATTTTTCATAAAATCTCCATTTCATTCAAGCGTTCTAATCGTCTTTGTAAAACTAGTTTTTTCCTTTCAATATCCGAATGAAAACACCAAGCGGGGAAATGTTCTTTACTACCAAAAAACATATTTAAGGCATCTTGATTGCTAATATTTATATATTTGTCTCGAACAACATCTAAAGCATACAACATAGATTCGGAATCTATTTGCAAAATATTAGATAATTCATATGCTAAATTATGAATCACTCCTTGTCCACAAGCTCTATGCATAATAATAGAAATATCTTTTAATGTAACGTCTGTATAATTTTCTTTTCTATATTTTTCATTAGCATCAATAATATTCAATTTCTCAGTTCTAAGTTTGACAGTTGATTTATCTTCCATTTTTATAATCTCCTAGATTATTTATATCATACTTTCTTTATCTTGTCAATACCCAAATCCCCATGAAACTTCAATTTCATTGGGAAATTTTTTCTTCCTGGTTCATGTTAGCCAACAATTTAACCCCATCCTCTTTAAATCTATACCCATACTCGCCGGTTTTTGGATCTGGGACAAATTCTGCAAATCCTAATTCTACTAAATAATCCAAATCTTTTACTAAATGTTGCATCCCTTTATATTTCAGGCTTATTTTCTTGTTTCTCATTGATCATTTTCTCCTTATGTATTATTTACCATATCTTCCACTTGATCTCGTGGAGGATATTTTGTTTTATTAAAATCAAAAAATGTTTCTGTAACTTTGTATGAATGTTCAATATACCCTGATAAATATTTATCTTTATCTTTTTTAAAATGATTATAAGCGTCTTCAAAGTTTTCGAAATCTTTTATTTCTACGGAATTTTCTTTTCTTCGGCAAACCGTGTAGTTTTCTTCAGTTATCATATATCACCTTTCTTAAATAGACTCAATTGATTCAACGCTAATAATTTCTCCACCATCTTCTACTAAACCAAAAATACCCTCTTCTGAAATTAGGTTTCTAACCATTTCTTCAAAAGTCATCCCCATACTTTCTAAATCTTCAGGGTTGCATAAATTTAATAATTTAAATTTTACCGTAATTATTGCGTTCATTCTTTTCCTTTTTGTATTTTACAAATTTTGTAAAGTGTATACATAAACCAATCTTTTATTTCTTGTTTTGTAAGCCACCACCATCCAGACAAAGATTCTTTATAATTTTTTCTCAAATCTGAGGATCTGCTATCTTCTAAATTCCAAGGATAACAATTTCTACAAATCAGGGGAGACGCTTCAATAGGGTCGTCTGGTCTATCTTTTTTATAAAGACTATTTATTAATTTATTTCCATAAATGCAGCAAGTACAATACACATGATGTCTTTCCATTTTTACCTTTCTAGTCCATGAAACATTTATTTCATGGTAATATATTTAATGCATTGAAAAACTGGGATTATCATCTTCGCTTTCTAAATAATAATCTTTTATTCCAGTGCATCTTTCACAATTACATATTGGGTGCAATTCTTTATTTAGTCTATCAATTTCATTTAATAGATCTGTAATAATGTTTTCTTTTCCTTGATTATCTCGACGTAAGGCTTTATACATTTTTTGTGTAAACATAATTATCCTTTCTCAACCCCATGAAAACTTCATTTCATTAAAAACTGATTAATTTTTTTATTATAAATTGAAGCTGTGAACATTTCTGAGAGTTCATCCAAAGTATAATTGGAAATAAACTCATGACTTAAATGTTTTACATATTCTTCAATATTATCGCTATTTACTATTTTATTGAAATTTTCTTTTATATTTTCTTTTATTAATTCTGACAATTTCATTTTATCTCCTTTTTATTTTTTGTGCCATCCAATGAAAATACCACTTTGTGGGGGTTAATTAGCTAAAATTGATGCTAAAAACAGCAAGCCCACAATCAAAAACCATTGTTTTTTAGTGATTTCGTTTACATTCATAATTATCTCCTTATTTTATATAATAAGTTATTATTCGTCGTCTGTCAAGGGTATTCTATTATCAGTTTTATAAAAACCTTTTCCATTAAAGACAGCAGGTGTAGCAAAGAAAATTCTTTCCAAGTGTTCACTCCTACATTTTGGACAATAAACTTCCCATGATTCTGACATTGGACGAAAGATAGAAAATTTGGTGGAACATAAGGTACATCGGTATTGGTATTCGGGCATAGGGTCTCCTTTGACTAAATTATTCCGTATTCTTTAAATAGATGACGTTGTGAAGAAAATTCTAATCCAAAATATTCCAACTCAGCTTTTAATCTAGCTTTTATTGCATCTTCCATATCACCAAATTCTCCTAAAGTAATCCATCTATGATTATATGTTATATATGCTCTATATTTTCCACTTCTATCAGACCAACAAACTCCCATTACTCCGCTAGAATTATTACTTGGTCTAGTTCTGTTTCTAGAATTTTGTTTAGGAGAAGCGATTCTTAAATTAAATTTTCTATTATCATTTCTGTGTCTATCAATATGATCAACTTGAATAGATGGATCTTCTAATCCGAGAATCATTCTGTGCATTAATACTTCTAATCTTGGATGATAATATCCTGGAATATTTGTTGATAAATAATTATCTTGATGCATATACCAACAATAGTCTTTGATTTTATCATAATCTTCTAAATCAAAATAAAATTCTTCACCTTTTAGGGTATAACCTATTCCGTATTCTCCAGACAAATTATATTCATTATATTTCTTTTGTCGCGTAGAAGCCATTAAATTTCTATAACACCCACAAGAATGTTGTTTTTTTATATTTCCTGCTCTTACGGCCACCGGATCACTTTTACAATCACATTGACACAACCAAAATGTTCCAGTTTTTACCCCTTCTGGTCTTTCAGTCCTATGAAGAACTACCAACATTCCAAATCTTTTTCCAGTCAAATCTATTAAAGACAATTTAAAATCCTTTCATCCATGTTTTTCTTATACCAGCATTTTCTTCTTTCAATGCTTGGTTATATGCAAATGGCTCTGCAAGCAATAAAACTCTTTCTTTCCCGCGCGTGATGAGTGTGTAGAGCATAGGACGTGATAATAAAAGAAAGCCATTATTATCAATGATCCCTATAATTACTTTGGATTCACTCCCCTGGAATCGGTGTGTGCTGAGGCAATAAGACAATTCTAATTTCTTTAAATCTCCTTTATAATATGTTGTAGTTTTTTCAGGGTAAGTAACTTCTAAGAAATCTCCACCTTCGTCCTTACCAAAACTTGTAATTGTTCCCATATCGCCATTAAAAGTTTGAGTATCGTAATCATTGAAGGTGTGGATTACCCTTGCACCCAATTTGAATGTTTTATTATCTCCATATTTCATCATTGCTACATCATCGCCAATCAAAATATCTTGTATTTTTTTACTAATTTCACGACTACTATTAACACATCCTTCTCGTCTCGTAGTCAAAATATAACAATTATCTATACCAACATCTTTGATTGTTTTTAAATATGTTTCAATAGCAATTCTATTCAACTCATCCCTATCACTACGGAACATAAAAACCATATCTCCGTTCAATCCGTGAGCTTCTTTAAATGAGGGTGTTTTGATGGGCGATATTCCGTCTCTAATTTTATTTGCATCTACAACAATTCCAGAATCCTCGCTTTGCCTTAATATTTTTGTAAGTTTATTTACATCAAAAATATCTTTTTCAAGTATATCCGAAAAAACCGCTCCTGCTCCTATCGCTGGAATTTGAAATGGATCTCCGCATAGAATAAGTTTAGAACCAATCCTCATTGCGGAAATAAAATCATAAAACAAAGAATTATTCGTCATCGACATTTCTTCTACTAAGTTTACTTCATATGGCATTCTGAAATCTTTATTGTAAACAAAGGAATTAAGTCCCTTCGCTCCCAAGGCTCGGTGGATTGTACTGCTGGCGAATCCCGTGATCTCATTTATTCTCTTTGCAGCCTTTGCTGATAATGCCACACAAACCATAGAATGATTTTTATAAATATTTAATAGTCCTCTTGTGAGACTTGTCTTCCCTGTACCTGCCTTTCCTGTAATTAAAGTAAGATTTGATTTGGTACAATTTATTAAAATTTCTCGTTGTTCTTCGGTATAATTAAATCCCAATTCTTTCTCAGCATTTGAAATTCCATTATCAATTTCTTCTTGCGTTAATACAATTGGTTCGCTATCATTTATCTCTTTTAGGATTCTATAAATTTCTTTTTCGACATACCAACAATAATTTAAACCAATCTTATCTCCTTCAATATGTAAAAATGTTTCATATTCTTCTTGCTCAGACAAAACCTCTTCAAACAATTCTTCACATTCAGAAATAGTATTATTTATCTTTTCAGACAACTCATTTTTATAAATAAAAGTATGCCCATCGCTTTCACCAACTTCTCTTAAATGATTTTTGATAAAAGAAATAATTCTCTTTTTTGAAGTCCTAAATTCAGGATTCATCCCAACTGCGATACCGTCTACTACCTTAAATGAAATTCCAGGAATGTCACTCAATAAATAAGGATCATCCAAAATCTTTTCCTTCAATATAGTAGGGTTAGGTTCACCGCCTAACAACTTCCTAATTTTTGAGAAGGAGATCCCAAGCGGAACCAAAAGACTAAGGATGTCCGAAATCGCATAATTATCCAACACCTTACTCTTAATATTCTCAAAAGTAATTTCCTTAATCCCCTTCGTCTTACCTAAATCAATTTCTCCTTCTCTACCATCCACAATCATTTGAACAACATCAGGGTATTGTTCTAAAAGTGTTTCTGCTTGCAAAGGTGTACAAACAGACTGAAGGAATTTTTTCTGATCATCAAGACTTTTTGGCATCGGCTGAGTGACAGAAATGGGAACATAATTATAATTTTTATATTTTTTTGAAAACTCTAATTTTGCCTTAACCTCATACTCCGTACCCATATTCAATCTTTGGGTACGGCCAGCAAGCATTCCTTCAAACTTCATCTCTGTTTTATTTGAGTCAAAGTCATAAGCTTCGGTTTGCTTAATTTCTGGGAGATATGAATCTAGCGTTCGAAATTTGTAGACTCCGTAAAAATTGTCTTCGTTGTAATAGAGTTCTACAATTGGAGTTATTTTGAATTCGTAGATTGTTGTAGTGTCCAAGTTTTTGTCCTTTTGGTTTAGTTTTTTATATCTATTTATATTACCACATATCTTGTAATCTGTCAAGGGATATGTGGTAATATGTTTTATATTTATTTTTATTTTTTAAGTTTTCTATCTTCCAACCATTTGTCGTATGTTTTAAAGGATTCGGCAATCAATCTCTCATCATTTTTCTTGCACAACACAGCGATCTGTTGTCCCTTCTTTATAAGGTCTGCAAACTCATTTAATTGTGTATGCCAAACAGTAATATCCAAAAGTCCAAATGGAGAATATAAATTCACAAAAGCAAATTGTTTCCCATGATGATCTTTCTTTTTGGTAATATCTGAAATAACACCTATCACCACACACTTACCATTATCACTGCAATCTTCAATTGGGGCAATATATTTGTAAGCATTTTCGAAAGGATTATCTTTCAAGAATATAGATAGTGTTTCAAATTCCCACAACTCCTTATTTTGCAAATATTTTTCTTGAAACTCTTGAATGAACTTATTTCTTTTTTGAATTTGTTGCTTATTATATTCTACTTTTCGGACGTTATTATATCTAGATAGTTTTTCTTCTTTGTCAGATATTTTATCGAGGTTCAAATTATATTTTTCTTTCAAAATTGAAGTAGATGGTAATGATTTTACAGGTGAATATTCTTTTGATTCTATTAATGATTCTGCATAGTTTACCAAATATTCATATTTATTTTTGCAAGGAACTGCACCTGATTTTACTAATGCAACAATTTGTGAAATTGATGGTTGGGTTCGTATGACAAAATCTTTTAAATTTAGGAATTTACCATTATTGGTTTTTTCTTCAATAATTGTGTCAACAAGTTTACCGCCGATTCCTTTAATAGCTTCAAGTCCAAAAATAATTTTATTATCTTTAACAGAGAAGTTCCTATCAGAGTCATTTATGTTTGGGGTTACAATTTCTACATTCATTTTTTGTGCGTCAATGATGTATTTATTTAAAGTTCCATAATCATTTTTGTTTTGGTTGAAAAGAGCCTTAAAAAAATATACAGGGTAATGGGCTTTGAGATAGGCAGTTTGTAGGGTTAAAATACCATAAAGTTCCGAATGCGATTTGTTGAACATATATGATCCTTTAGAGGACAAATATTCACTAATTTTTTTCGCCAATTGTTTGCCATACCCATTATTAATAATTTCTTCTTCTAGTTTCTTTGCTTCTTTTTTAACTAATTTTATATCTTTCTTACCGATGGCCTTCCTGAAAAGATCGGCACCACCCATTGTCCTGCCCCCAAATTTCCTAACAAGAGCCATCAATTCCTCTTGGTAAATTATACAGCCATAAGTATCTTTTACAATAGGTAACATATCATCATGCCAAACATCTATTTCAGAAGGATTATGTTTGTATTTAATGTAATCGTCCAAGAACTCCATGGAATCTGGGCGATAAAGTGCTAAAACTGCACTTATGTCATTAATATTATCTGGTTCAAGGCGTACTAATAAATCTTTCATACCTTGAGATTCTACTTGAAAGACACCATTAGTATTCGCACTTCTCAAAATATCATACATCTTTTCATCAGATAAAAATATATCGTTGTTTGGGTCAATTTCCCATGGATCTATTTTGGTTTCTTCAAGAATGTCTTTAATAACAGATAATGTAGAAACGCCAAGAATATCAAATTTAATAATCCCAATATCTTCGGCTTTCTTTTTATCTACTTGAATTACATGTTCACCTTTTGCTCCTAATTTCATACCCATGAAGTTATAAACATTGGTATCAACAATTCCAACACCACCTGCATGTACGGAAGCATGACGAACTTTCCCTGATAATTTTGACGCTATTTTAAACAAATCTGTATATTCTGAATATTTATCTAATAGATCTTTATTATTTTCAATACATTCATCAAAAGTTTCATAAGTAAATTTTTTGGAGATTTGCTCTGATATTAAATATGGTATTCCCAATGTACGAGCAACATCTTTAATCGCTAATAATGGAGTAATATAGCTAAAATTAATAATTTGAAAAACTTTATCTTCACCATATTTCTCAGTAATATATTGAACAACTTTTTCCCGATTGTCAAAATCTAGATCAACATCAGGTTCCGAAATTCTTTCAGGATTTATAAAGCGTTCAAAAATCAAATTATATTTAATTGGATCAAGTTCACTAATTCCAAGAAGATAGCAAACAATTGAGCCACCGGCAGAACCACGACCTGGGCCGACGTACACTCCATTTGATTTAGACCAATTAATAAAATCCCATACAATCAAAAAATACCCATCAAAATCCATTTGATGAATCATTTTTAATTCATATTCGATACGTTCTTTTCGTATATTTTGTTCTTCTTCAGAAAGTTTATTAAAATTTCTTTTCGACCAACCTTCATAAGCAAGTTCTTTTAAATATTCTTCATTGGTATCAATACCTTCTGGTAACGGATAGTGAGGAAGTTTTGATGATTGAAAAGGCATCTTTACATCTTCGGCAATATCAAGTATTTTATTAGTATTTAATAACCCTAAATTTACATTATCAACACCAATTTGTGAATCCAAAATTTCATGAATTTCATAATCACTCATTAAATAACAATCTTGATAAACTTCTGTCATTGTTTCTTCATCACGAGCAATTTGTACTAATCGACCTTGATAGTACAAATCTTCTTTTGTGGCTGAATGGCTATCACAAGTAATAATAAAATCAGTATTGGTGTCTTTTGATAATTGAATAAGTTTTTGGTTATATTCAATTTGATCAGGAGTATTATGAGGCATTATTTCAAGATAAAAATGTGGGAATATAGATTTGTATTCTTCAATATATTCAATACATTTTTGATAGTCTTGTTCTCTTGAAATTTTGGAAGCTAAACACGCGGTAGATACAATAAATAGGTCTCCATATGGTTTTAACATATTCAAATCAACTCTAGGACGATAATAAAATCCTTCTAAATTTGATTTTGAAACAATTTCGTTTAAGGCTATACGAGATTTTTCATTAATACAAGTTAGAAGTAAATGAAAATATTTACTATCTTTATCCTTTATATTAATGTCAAAAGCCTCATACGCTTCAACCCCATACAAAAGACGTATCTCTGGATATTCTTTTTGGATTTCCGCATAATAAATCCAAGAATACTCATTGCCATGCTCATGTATTCCAAATCCTTTTAATCCTATTTCTTTTGCACGTTCTAAATAGTCTCTTGGGGTTGAAAAGGCATCCAAGAGGCTGTACATGCTATGGTTATGTAATGCGGTATAAGTCATATATTATCCTTTTTTAATCAAATTATAATCCTGAATGACTGATTGCGGTGAAAGAATTTGGTTGAATGAGTTCATGTTTACTTTCACAACAGCTTCTAATTCTATCCATGTCCCTAATGGTTCTTCTTCTTTTAGTTTAAGTATAGGGTCGTCTGTATTTCTCTTAAATCCCATACATTGGACTCCATCCTCATTTAATCTAAATTTGAAACTGTCTTGTTCCTTACCCATCAACTCAATATCATTAGTATTAACCCTAACACCCTTAACCAAAATACAAGGTTCTTCAATTGTACCACACCAAATACCCTTTAATTTATCTAATTCTTGCACAAAATCAAGAGTAATTTCTTCTGGAGACATAATAAAATCAACTCTATAAAATTTATCAAAATCAACATCTTTCAATTTTTCATTCATAAAATCAATTGCTTTTTTGATATTTTGTTTTTTCAGACCGACCCCACTGGCTCCCATATGCCCTTGTACGAAATCAAATAATTTCGTCTCTTCAATAAATTGTTTGAAGTTTTCAATAGGGCTATTATTATAATTTCTCATAGAACCAGTATAATAATCTGCACTTCTTTCTGATTCATGGATAAGGATACAGGGTTTGGAATATTGTGATGCGAGCTTCATCGCTACAAGCCCCACGTAATTGCTATCCAATCCATTACAATTTGCAAATAAAACCTTATTATTATTTCGATTATATTTTTCAATATCTTGATTAATAATTTCTAGTCCTTTATCAATCTCACGATTTTGTTTTGCACGTAAATTTGTAGCGACTCTTGCTACTCTTGTATAAATATCTTCTTTGACGGTTTCAGTTTTACTATTCTTAGTATAGTCAAAATCTTGATCAATTTGGCAAAAGGCTTCGAAGAGATTCTTTTTATCTTCCATTTCTCCTGCGCGAATTGTGCTATTAATCAATGGCGTTATATAAAACATCACGTTGATAATATTAACGTCTCCACCAATAGAATAATTTTGTTTATTAATAATTGACAAAAATGCTTTATTTTTAATATTAGAAAGACCTAATTCTACCAATCTACGGCATTCTTTTTCACGCAAATCCATAGAATCTGAGATTAAGGACAATGCAACCAAATCTAAATATTTATTGGCATTATCACCCCACAACTCTGAATCAAGCGCCTGTAAAAACTTATAAGTTACTGCTCCTCCAGAAAGATTAAAATTAGGATAGTTTTTGCTACAATATGGATTTACAATAATAGCATAAGGATTCTCGACGTTTTTAATGTGATGGTCTAATGAAACTACATCAACACCATTTTCTTTTAATTTTTTACAGGGTTTGACATCATTTGTGGATGCATCCGGTGTCAAAAGTAATTGAATATTTTCTGGCAATTTTGTTTTATCACTAAGTCCATGTTGTTTCCCATCTTGCATAGTATATTGTAAATGAATAGATGGAAAAGCTTCTTTCAAATATTGATATAGCATTGCTGCCGAGCAAACGCCATCTCCGTCACAATCGACCAGAATACAAATATTATCATTGTTTTCAATATGTGTCAATAGGCATTTTACCGCTTCATCCATATTATCTAAAAGTTGATATGGATATAAGTCGGCATCTGTGGTTTTTAAATAGTGCTTTGGTTCAGATACCCCTCTATTTATTAGGATTCTATCAACCAAATTGTAACTATTATCATTACTAAAATTTATATTATTTTCAATTAATTTATATTTCATTTATTATTTTCCATTCTATTATTTAATTTTATAAACATTATTCTTACTCAAAATTTCCCACTTGCTTTTATTATCCATAGGCGATTCCTTCTCCCCCAAAATCCCATCTGTATCAATAATAGCATAAATAGGAATTCCATCTACAAACATATTTGCTTTTTCTTCCAATTCTTTCTGAGTCACGTCTTTATCAAACGCAAAACAAATCTTAGCATTAAGACGTGAAAGCATGTCTATCTGGCGCTTACCAATCTTTTTCCCGCCTATCCCTACACTATTCTTAACCCCATAAGACCATAATTGTAAAACGCTCTTCTCTGATTCTCCAACAAAGATTTTACCACTTTCCTTAATATAATCATGTGTTTTATTTAGACCAAAAAGTATTTTATTTCTAGGGCATTTATAAAGATAAATATATTTTTGGTCATATTCAGAAAGTTCTTCTTTGAATAGTCTTGCTTTAATCGAGACGAGTGAATTTATTTCATCAAATATCGGAATCGTTAGCCTATTACTTTCTTCGTCGTAACCTATTAAAAATTCCTTCTGACAGTCATAGCTTATTCCATCCTTTAAAAACATATCGTTTACGCAGGGAGTTTTGTAATATTTTAAAATGTTCTTATCCAAAACCCTAATAGGTGTATCATCCTCTTCCTCATCATTAATTTTCATCTTCATCAACATCTTTGTAATCCTAAGACTCTCAGGTAACTCTAATGTCGGCTCATGATAATAATCTAAACCTAACACATTACAACACCACAACATCGACTCAAAGAAATTACATTGATTTATAAATCCAATAAGAGAAAAAATGTCAGTTCTTTCTCCCATGTCTTTAGTATAATTTACAACATTTAAAAATTCGTTATTGTATAGGGTTATTGCTTGAGGATTATCAGAAGGAGGTGGATTACCACAAGTCCAATAACCAGAGTGTAGTTTTATATGTTGACAACCCAACTCTTGTAGAATAAATTCTACTTTATTATTTTCAATGATATATTCTTTAAGTTGATATGAATCCATGGTTGTTGGGTGTCCTTTCTATAGGGTTATTGTTTTTGTGTATTATTATATTATACCATATTGCTCGTACAAATGTTGTTGTGGGGCGAATTCGCCAAAATAAAATTTTTCTGCCTTTAGTCTTGCCTTAATTGCTTCTTCAAAGTCATCAAATCTTCCAAGATTAATTCCTTTTCTATTTATGGTAATCCGAGATGTCCATTTGTTATTTTTTAAATCCCAAGAAATTCCAATTATCCCAGATTTATTATTTTTAGATAAATTTGAATTTTTGCGTTGTCTCCATTCTTACAAATACGTAGATTATTTTTTCTATTATCTAATTTATTTCTATTTATATGATCTGCAACAAAACCTTTTGGAATATTTAGTATTATTTGATGTAAATATCCATTTTTACTATCGGGATTATTGGTATATGTATATCCATGAGGATCTATATTCCAATAATGTTTTTCTATTAAATGAAAATCTTCTTTATCAAAATAAAATTCTCTACCATCGTCCACATATCCTATTCCATATTCGCCAGATAAATTATATTTATTATATTTTTTATGTGCGTCACCAATTAATTTCGCCACATGTTTTTTCATACAATCCTTGCAACCAATTGTCTTTCCTCGTATCAAATATGAACTTCTTATATTTTCTATTGTTTTATTTTCACAAGAACATTGACATTCCCAAATAACTCCTTTATTTTTATCTCTACCATTTTCTCTTATAACAGTTAAATTTCCAAAAGTCATTCCAGTTAAATCTTTAAAATTATGAGGTATTTTATTTGTCATAATTATTTCCTAAATAATTCCCCGTCCTCCGACCATTTATTGAGATTGAGGTCAAGACTAAAGAGCAAGTTTTTCTTTGCACCACTACGAAGTTTGTCCGTTACAAAACAATAATATCTTTTGTTCAAATCCAAACTTCTTTGACATTCCTCTCCCCAATCCCCATTATTAGATTCATAATTAATATAATAATATTTGTGAAAATCCTTAGATTCAATTTCTTTACATAAGAATAAAGTATCAAGAATATTTTTAATTCCTTTTGAGGCAGCTATCGTCATAGAATTTAATTCCATGGGTTGCATCATATGGGCATCTGGTGTAAGCTGAATACTGCCATAAATATAAATATTTAGTTGATTTGCCAATTCTTTTAATTTAGTAGTTGTGGCAATTAAGCTTGCCCACTCACCAAGAGCATTTGTATCATTCTTTAAAGTATCATAGAAAAAATAATCAATTGAATTGGTCATATGTGCTTTAGTAATTTCAAAATTTAAACTCTTATCATCATATGCCATAGAAACATCTTTTGCATAAATCAATCCTTCGGTTTCTTTTTCAATCCATTTTGCCACTTTCATAACTTTTCTATATTCAACAGACTCAACCATTAATCTTTCTTCAAAATCTTCCAAAGATTCTATATTATTTCCGTTTTCGTCTCTTTTTCGATAAATAAATTCCCCATCTTCTGACTTAAATAAACCAAGTGTGATTTCCTTCTCTTTTTTTTCAATTTTAACACCAGTTAATTTTTGAAAGCATTCATTGTTTAAAATTGTGACAAGAAGACAATATCGCATCTCAGAAATGCTCATCTCGTTAAGAAGAATAAAAACTTTTTTCTTCAATATAAGCGCAATATATGCAATGATTGTAAACATAAAACGTGATTTGCCAGCATTACTAAGCATACCAACACACATTGCTTGTTTTAGCCTAATGCCCCTAAGCATATCGGTTACGAGAGGGTACTGCAAAGGAAGTCCCATGTCGGGGTTATCAAGACAGTTCATAATGACACTTGACATGTTCTCGTTCAAAATTTCTATATCGTTATCTTTCATAATCACTGTGCGTACTTTGTCTACGCGAGTTCTGATCAGGCGATAAATATCCTCTGGTGAGAAAATATTGAATTTTGAGTGATCTAAAATTTTCTCAATAGCGTACCCGTTCCTATGATACTCGCGGCACAATGAAAATTTCTTCATTGTATCAAAGTAATTTTTAAAATCATCAACAGATGCTAATTTCATCCATTCTTCAACAGTTTTCCAACCACCATATTTTTTATACGTTTCGAATCTTTCTTTATCTTCCATCATGTATAAATCAATGTTTGATTGATTGTTGAACGCATCAGGCATTTTCTTAAAAATAATTTCAGCATGATCGTAAAAAAATTTACACGAGGGGTCGCTTATGTCGTACTTACTTTTTATATAAAAAGCATATTCTACAAGTAATTCTGGTTGCTTATAAATTGAACCTATCACCAAAATCTCATTAGGTACATTCTTGATTCTTTCTTCGATGTCACTCAAATTTAAATCTCCTCAAGTATATTTTCTATGTTATTTTTTTCTTTATTTGTATTATATATTTTCATATAATCTATTTTTAATTTATTTTCTTCAATAATATTTTCTTTGTTGCGAGTATTTACTTCTTGCATTTCTTTCCACTTCTTATAACTACTATACTTGCTTAAAAGCACTGAAATATCATAAAACATCCTATTCAAACCTTCCATCCCTTCGCCTTTGCCAACCTTCCATTGATTAGTTCTATCCAAATAACCTTCTTTCCTTATCCACATATCTAATAAATCACCTGGAGAAATGGGTTCGGTTATATTTTTATAATGACCATTAAAAATTTCTTCAAATTTAATGAAGAAGTGTTTGGGTTTATAGGTTAATTCATATCGTCTTACAACATACGCAAAGAGATGGTTCTTGTCAATGATATTTTTCACTTTATCACGATTTTTTTCTTGTGATTCTGTAATCATTTTTGATATTTCCTCTTGCGATAATTTTTTACTTTTACTATTCATGTGTTCTATAAAACAATCATAATGATAATAATCATCTTTATTGAAAGGAACAAATTTATCCATTTCTAGGACGATTAGGTTTTTACATTTTTTACATTTTCGAGTTGTTTTTATTTCCATAATTAACTCTCTTTTGTTCCTTTAATTCCTTTACAATAATGGGTAGGACAAACCTTTATATGCCCTACCCATTTTTTATAACAATAATCCTATAACACTACTTGCTTGAAACAACCTTTAAAATGGTCTTGAGAACTTCAATGTCAGTAAGTTCCTTGTATTTGGTAGGAACATTATGTTCTTTGAGTTCTTCCTGTTTTTGACGCTTGCCCTCTTTGTCCAATGAAGCAATCTCTTTATCAATCAAATTAATGTAGTCTTCCGCAGACTTAAGACTATCGGCATTCTCAACACTTCCCGTCTTTGCTTTTGCAACATACTTTGCGGCATCTGCATCACGTTTGGCGATTTCTTCCTTGCGTAATCTTTCAATCTCCTTTTGATCAACAGGCTTCCCAAAAGAAGAAATTACGCCTTGGTTGAATGCTTCAAGATAATTCTTCGCAGACATTTCAACCTTTTCTGGCATATTATTGAAACGAGATCCAGCATCAACGAAACCATCATTACGGAAGAAAATATAGCGAGAAGTACCTTCAAGCTTATTATCTTTAACGTTTTTAACAGTCATAAAGGTTGCAATCACATCAGCCTTGTCAGCGAAGATCTTATCAAATCGACTTTCCATATTAGAAGTCAATTGACTATAAGTATCCTCTTCGGTTTTGCCCTTGATTTCTTTAATCTTAGTATGACTAATAAAAACAAGTCCGTAACCAGCAAGTTCAAGTCTACGAATTTGATCATTAATCAAATCTTGAACCATAATATGCCCTTGCCCAAAACCGCCCAATGCAGCATTAAGAGTAAAAGCCTTTTCATTTTTACGTGCAAAATGAACCTTGAGAACCTTGTCTGAGGCGATTGAAACTAATTCGTCTACAGTGTCAATTGCTACAAGCTTAAATTCATTGTCTTCTTTATTCTCAACAAGATCGTCAACAGTTTCTACAAAGTCTTCCCATGTTGGAGTTTCGTGAGCAACGATATCACTAAGCGCCTTATAGCCCGTTTCATTTCCTGGAGATAACAACAATCCAAATTTTGTATCACCATAACTTTCTACGAGTAAGTCCCTGAAAAGCGTTGTCTTTCCAATTTTAGGGATTCCACGCCAGTAATGTCTAAAATTTGAAATGTCAACCTTAAGTACGTTCTTTGCATATTTCATATGTTAGTTCTCCTTCAAAATACCATCAATTTGAGATTGCGAATAATCTGCCTTTTCAAGCAAATTCCTAAAACACAATACAATCATATCTAACTCGTCCTCATCAGGATGGTCTTTCATTTTGATTGACGATGACACCTCGTCTTCTTTAGACTGAATTTTCATTACAATTTTATTCATAACTAGCTCCAAGCCTCGTCATCATCTTCTTTCTTTTCACCACTAATCTTGCTATCTCCGCCCCAATCTTCTTCTCCTTCTCCAAAATCTTTCTTAGCATTTTCGTTAGCAGCCATAGTTTCAATAGCCTTATCTAGTAATGCCTCGGTATATGTTTCACGATCAAGAGACTCTTTGTCTGCACCCATAATAATAAGCGTTTTGCGATATTGACCAGTTACACGATCCATGGCATTCTTTTCGCCCCAACCATCATCTGAAGTAGTTTCTTCAACAACTTCAGTATTTTTTACAGTGCGAATATCGCCCCATGTTTTCATAGCAGTGTATGGCTTGACATTTTTCTTGAAATTGGTTGCAATTTTTTCATTTTCGATAATAAATTCTGCATCTTCAACAGTAGCATAATTCACAACTTTGCCTTCTGCTACAAAAACTGAATCTTCCTTACGAACCCCCATAAACACAAAAGGTTGAGTGAATTGAGCGTCAGGTTTGAAATCAGTCGCTTCGAAATCTACAGGCTTGCATAATGAGATTTGAGTAATAACCAACTTTGAATTATGTTGTAATTCACCCTCTTTATTTGCATAATGTGAAAATTCAATATTTCCACGAATATAAACTGAAACACCATCTTGAAGATTTTCAGAAATATACTGGCACGCATCAAAAGGAGTTAAATGTTGAATATCATTAACTTCTGTACCTTTGTCATTTGTGGTTTTCTTCAAACCACAATTCACACCAATAAGAGAGAATCCTTCTTTCTTGAAGGTGCGACGATCTTTCCAAGGCACCGGCATAGTGGTGGGCTTTTCACCCTTTTCTCCGCGTTTGGAGAAATAAACATTATCCATGGGCATACCAGTAAGAGTAACGAATAATGTTTGATTTTTGTCAAATGTAACACCGAAATTCAAGGCACGAAAATCCTTACCTGTCTTTGTCTTTGTTTCCTTATAGAAATTTTCCTTAGATACGCCAGTAACGATACCCTTAATCTCAAAATTCCCACGTTGCTGCGGAAGTTCTAATCCTTTAGTTTTTGCCATTTTTATTTTTTCCTTTTCTTTTATATAATTTTATTTTTTGATTTTTATTTTAGATTTTTTATTTTTATTTTTTTATTTATTTTATATTATATAACTCCTTTTAAAATTACCATGAAATAACACTTTCATTGGGTTGTGTAGATGGTTCACCTCCTTAATTAGATTCTATAATAATGATACCAAATAGGGCAATGAGACGAAAGAAATTTACTTGCTAATAATCTTGACTGATGGTTTTACTGGCTCTTTGAAAGTAAGAGTCATAGTCATAAAACCATTTTCCATATCCCATTCAAGGGTTTCCATGGGTTTTCCTACAAGGAATGACATATTGATGCTAAATTCTTTATCAAAATCCTCGTTTTTTGTTGTACCATTAATAACAATTAATTCTTTGTTTTCTGACGTGTTTTTAACATCAACAGAAATGTCATCCTTTGCTACACCCAATACATTCAAAAGAACAAGAATTTTACCATCTTTTTCAATAGTAAAATAACCTTCTCGTTCTAGCATTGGACGATGGAACCTGTAGGCTCGTGGATCAAAAGAAAGTGTTTCGAAAAAAGTAGTTGGGAACATAATAATTTACCTCCTGTGAAATAAAAGAAATAGGTTGCCTCATTGCCCTAGTGTACCCTACAGGACTTGAACCTGTGACCCAGCGGTTATGAGCCGCTTGCTCTAACCAACTGAGCTAAGGGTACGATTCGGCATTTTTGGCAAGATGCCGTAAACTTTAATGACGATAAGCTATGCCTTCGTCAATGCTACCTAAGTCTACCACACAAACCCAAATTTGTCAAGGGTTTTAGTGATACCAATTTTATTAATATTACTAATAATTAATGACGCTTCCGTTCCTTCTGTTTCTCTCGATGTGTCTTTGGTTGCTTTGCCTTTTCTGAACGTAATTTTGCCATAGCTTCGTTGTGTTCATTCATTTGTTTGATTTGTTCGTCGGTCATAGGGTTCTCCTTTTTGAATTTATTTGATTAAATTTACTAATTCTTCTTTTGTAAGTTGTTCCATTTTAAAGTTATAAAATGTTTGACCATCTTCAGAAATTGTTGGGTTAAAGGGTGACATAACTACAACCCAATCATCTCCAAGCTTTTCTTTTACCATAGAAACAAATTTACTTGCTGCTTCTGCTGATACCCCAAAAGCATCTCGTACTGGTGCTTTTGTATCCATCATCGGAATTTGTAAATGTAAAATTTTATTTGACATATAATATCCTTTCTATAGATTTAAGTTTCTAATGAAACTCTTGTTTCATGGGGTAGTATTAATTTCTCTAATCTTATCCATAAGTTTTAAAGTTTCTTCTACAACATATTTTTCAGAAACCGTAATACTAATACTTAGTCCAGGTCTGATCAATGGGGAAGTCGCCGTGACTATCCAAGAAGTATTTCTTTTCTTTGCTTCAATTTTCTCTTCCATCTCTTATTCTCCTTTCTATAAATTTTATTTCACATGAAATTTTCGTTTTATGAGGTAATTGTCATATACTTGTGTTTTAAAACAGTCCTTGTGGTATTTATCTCTACTAATTCAATATTTTCAAATTGATTAAAATATTCTGAAAATAAAGATTCGGCTTCACCTTGCGTTTCAATATTTTGAGTTTGCCCTTTATATTTAGAATCATTATTCCACATTACAATTACATAATCTTTATATTCGTTTTCCATTTTATTCCTTTTTATAATAAGTAATAACTTACACTTTAACCTTTGTTTTATACCATAACAAGCAATATATTACCTTTTAACGCCCCATAAAATATCTGTTTCATGGGTTATCCCCAACTCCAATTATATACTCTTCCATTTTCTACACTAACCTTGACTCTATTCCCATTCACATTATAAATTATTTTTTCTCCAGTAAAGTTAGACGGGATTTGTCTATACATATATCTTAAATTATCATCTGGGTCTTTCTTTTCTTCAAATGTTCCTGGTGAAAATTTGAAATTTCCTTCCCAATTTCCACTTTTATACGCTCCAGCACTCATTATATTTTCTCCTTTTTATTTTTAATTTTATTTTAATTTATTCTAATGAAATGGCAGTTTCATTGACTATAGTTGTTTGTCGTGATAATCAAAGTCTGGATCAATTTCATCCATTTTGATTTGTACTAATTTACGAAAATTTTCATTGTCTTCTTTATCCAATATCCATAAGACCCTGTCAGCTACATTAGACGCTTCACTGGGATTGGCACTTTCCCATTCTCTATCTAACTCCAAACAAGCATAAATTTCTACGCACATTTCGTAAAGTAATTCCATTTGTGTTTTTATACTTTTTGCCATTTTTATATTCTCCTTTTATTTTTATAGACCTAATGAAATGACGCTTTCATGGAATTATTTTTGTAGTAACTCATAACTATTTTCAAAAATATCAGGCTTACAAGGATACAATTCGCCTTTAATTCCCTTAATAATATAATCACCTTGACCGGCAGTCATTTCTCCTTCAAGAGTTTTTATTTTCATAAAAACCAATCCAGAATTATGATTGACAAAATAAACATCTCCTCTTTTGATTGCGTTAACAATCCATAACGGATCTTCAGTTTGGTCTTGGTCTCCTGTCCATTTGAATGCTTCAATCTCTACTGGCAACTTTCTATATAAACTCATTTTACTCTAACTCCTTATACTCTTCATTACCACAATAGGCATCAATTTCCCAACCACATCCACTAGTTCCTGTTTCGGCACTACCGTCACCATAAGCACATGTCTTGAATTCATGATCTTCTGGTTCAACTTCCAAATCATAGAAAGCATCACTTTTTGGATCAAGACATTCAACATCTGCACCGGCAGTCATGTCGAAATGGATAGGGCTATACATATTTGCGTGCCATCCAGAAATTTGTCCAAATTCTTTTTGACGTTCAAAGAATGGATGTTTGGGGCAATAAACACAATAGCATTTTGTTTTCATATTATTCTTCCGTTTCAGCGCAATCTCTCAAAGCGTCTTCATACTCTTCCATGGCTTCTGAATATCCACTCCAATTATCTACACCATAATCTTGTAGAATACCCAACAACATGTCTGCATTAACTAATTTATTCCATTTAGCCTTACTAATTGTAACAGTCTCTTCCATTATATTCTCCTTGTTTAATATTTTATTTTTTATATATTTCCATGAATCGGGCATTTCATTGGACTAAATTAGGTGGCAACCTAACTTTAATTAATTATATTTTTCCCATTGCGATATCTGTGGGATAAGTTACTTGATTTGGAACTTTTATAATTAAGTATGCTGGACGATTTGGGAATTCCTTGTCTCCAGTCTCTTGATCAAAACCAGGAAGAATAATAATATTTCTTGATTCTCCCATAGTCTCCATAATTCGTAAAAACGGATTAAGGGCTTGAGGATATAAAACAAATCCTGCATATTTATCACTAGGATACATTACTTCAGATCCTAATCTCAAATAAAATTTTACAGCACTTTTTATATCATTCCCAAATAAATTGCCATAACTTCTTTCATAGTCAATGTGGTATGGTTGACTACCATTTGAAAATATATTATTTAAGGCGTCGTTCATTTTATCAAAATTCTTTACATTTTCCATATGTATTCACCTTTTCCTTTTCCGTTGCCACCCAATTTAACCTAATGAAATTATTATTTTATTGAAAATCCAAAAACGAAGAAATCTTTCTCCACTCACCACTCATTAATTTACGAGTGTATACTTTCTTTTCTTCTTCCGAAAAGAATGTGGCATCAGAGAAAGAACGAGAATAACATTGTGCCCTTTCATTCCAATATTGTCTCCATACTCCGCAAGAAAGCCTAGTGATAATGTATGCACTTCTTTTCTTCATGTTTTCTTTTATATCACTAATTTCTTTTTCAAGAATTTCTATTCTTTTTTCTAGTTCATTTTCTTTACTCATTTTCATCTCCTATTTTTATATTTTACTTCCCCATAAAACTACTGTTTCATTGAAACTTATTCTTCTCAAACTCTGTAATTTGCCCCTCAAACAAAGTAGGCTTTTCAAAAGCTTCCAATGATTTTTCCAAATACCATTTCAATCCATTTGGTGTGTCAGAACAAGGAGGTTGTGGATTTGCGCTATATGATACTGGATTAGAATCATCCTCACTTTTATAATGTACTTCCCTAATAGAATATTCTGCTTCCCCAGAAGGATAAACTTTTAAAACAATTCTATGATTCCAATGAGACATCTTTGACCTCATTTTGTTTCACAAACTCTTTCCAATTTTCTTTATAATTTCTATCATGTAATGGATCAAAACTTTTCATTTGCTTGAAAGAAAATTGAATATTATTATCATAACCATATTTTATTACTTTACTAATAATTTTTTCTCTTTCCTGAAAATATACACTTCTAGTATCATAAATATCTTGATCTGGATATTCTTTTCTACCAAACACAACCATAACCTTATCCCAAAAACTACAACTATCCCAAAACAATAATTGATTTAAACTAAACTTATACTCTTCGGCTTTTTGAAATTGCTTCCAAGTAATCTTATCATCAGACCAAGCATTTTGTAATTCGCGGTATCTCGCATCATCCTTCCCTGTATCAAACGATTGCATCTTCATCCTCATTTTCTTCATCTTCTGCTTCAAGAGCTTTCATTAATTCTTCCATGCTGTTGAATGGCCCAAACTCCTCATTCCATTCTTCACCACCATCATTAAACTCAACCTCACCATCTACCAAAACAGGCTGATCCAAAGCCTTCAAACATCTCATAAGATATTCTCGCAACGAATCTAATGATTCTCCACGAGTTTCCATAGGGTTTTCGGTGTAGGCGTAGATTGTTCCATCATCATTATAGAAGACTTCTCGAATAGAGTATTCTGTGTACACCTCTGCACTTTCAGGATATTCTTTCTTTACTACACGGTGATTCCAATGTGTCATACTAATCTCCCCACCAATTATATTTTTCACGCAAGGTGTCGAATAATTGGTGTTTATATTTTTCTTGATATTCATCAATTAATTTTGTCATTTCATCAAACTCTATTTTTTCTTGTTCGCCCATATTCTTCCAAACTGTATGCCTAAGTCCTTTTTCGTCAACGTAACGTTCATATTTAATTGGGTATTTATCATAATGTTTTATTGCCAAATCACTTTCAAAATCATTTGATATCAAGTTTCTACATGCTTCTAAACAAGAATTGATCTGGTCAATATCTTCTTTAGCCGATTCTTTGCAAACAAAAGTATCAACTTCCATATACTGCTTCATTCTCTTTAATTTATACTCGATAATTTCAAGAAGAAAATCACCACTCCAATCGAAATTATTCCAGAGTACTTTTGACCAATCAAAAATATTTTTGATGTTAAAGGGTAGATTTTTTATTTCTGTAATTAAGTCGTAGTGTTGTGACATATTATTTTCCCTTTCCATATTTTACAGCAAAGAAACAAGTTTCTCTACCATCCACTATAAAATGGCCAGACATAAATCCATTCAATTTATTTCCAAAAAAACTATTATTCCCCCATTTTTCTACGTCTTTACAAGGAATAATTTCTTTACCCAAATAATCTTCTCTAATTTCATAAAGACCATCTTCGTCACTAATTTCTGTAATAATAGGTTTACTCATAATTTATCTTTCTTCAACCGAATGAAATCTCTATTTCATGGTGTAATAATCATCTTTAATAATTGGTAAAATTTCTGTTATTCTTGCATCTTTCCAAAATTTACCAGATTCGCTTTCTTGCCATTCTTTATAATACTCATCATTTTCAAATTGCATAAGATAAAAATCACAATCTTTTTGAATTAAAAATGTTCGTCTTTGATAACAAGATCCCCAAACACTAACACATCCATAAACATCATTATCGACATTTAAGAAAACTTTCTCACTATTTCTTGCTGTAAGTTGATGAACCGTAACATGTGTCATTATGGCAACTCCCCTGTCGATTTATTATAATATTTTGAATCAATAGTCAAACTAATAAAAAACATTAACACAAGGAACAGAATTATCAACATATTAAAAATATTCATTTTTTATCCTTTTAATTAGTAACCGTGGTTACACTTACAAATTTTTCCCATGGTGTCCCCACTAACCATTCTTCCAAAATAAAACATCGCTCTGGAATATTTTGACGAAATCCAACCAACTTACCAGTATTTCTATCTACTACGTTTACTCCGGTTAAATTTGGATACCATCCATACTCACCATATTTTTCTTCATGGTAGGTTAAAAATCTTTCCCATTCTAGTTTAGATAATTCGATTTCCATGTTATTCTCCTATACCATCAAAACTGACATATCGGGCATTGGTTGTGAATCAAAAGCTGCATCAACTGCCTCAGATCCTTTTAACGCTTCCAAATAGATATCAGTTGTAACTTGTCGTTGATGCCTAAGCATCTCTTTGACTACAGTACTTGGAACACCCCTAAGTACAGCATTACAAGCAGTACTTCGTCTCATTGTATGTGGGGTAACTAATTTCATTTTTTCGGCATCAATTCCAGCTTTTCTTCCGGCAGATTTGATCCTTTCATAAATAGAATTGGTATTTGTAATTTGATGTTGCCCAACTTTTGAAACGATAAGATATTCAGAATTATTATTTCTGGTTTTCAAATATTCATTTACCAAAAACTTTACAGCAGGAGGCATTTTTCTTTCTTCGTATGTACCGCCTTTCCCTGGAATCCCTAAGAAATCTCCATGAACATCTGTGATAGTCAAACCAACAAGTTCTTCTCTGCGAAGTCCCATATACCCCATAAGGGCAATAGCTAATTTAGAATTTATATTTTTTGACACAGCAATCATTTTTTGAATTTCATTATCTGTAAGATATAACTTTTCTTTCGCTCGTCTTTTCTTATCATATTCTTTATCGCCAGTAACTGCGTTTACCTTAGTCAATTTAATTGGTTGGAGGATATCTTCTTGAATTTTATCATGCTTCTTTAACCAAGACGAGAAAACCTTTAGAGAGCGAAGGTGTTGATTATACGAGGCATCTTTGATTGGTAAAGAATTAAGATAATCTTCGAAATTAGACAATGTGAGTTTTTGATAATCTTCTATCGTTTCAATATTATAATGATCAAACAATTGTCCAATGCAATTTTTGTATGACTTCCTAGTATGCTCAGACTTAATAGACTTGCGATGCAAGAATTTATCTAATTCTTTTTTCTCAATTATTTTGAGTTCTTTTTTATTTTTTTCAGTAACCATGTGATGCCTCCTTTTCTATAAGATAAGTTTACTACATTATTCGCTATCTGTCAAGGGTTTTTCGTATCAATATCAATACCAACTTGATTCAAAAACGCCGTAACACCAATAGTATCATTAAAGTAATCTGTGAGCCAGTTGTCATCTTCTAATTCTAAGAGTTTCTTTGCATAATAATACATACGGTTAGACATACGTTCCAATTGATCTTGTTGCGATTTTAAAAAAGTAAGTAATTCGTATTCGTTTTGTGTAATACTAGTCTTCATATCGCAACTCTTCTTCTGCACAATGTTTATGGTAAGGTGCTTCATCAATGAAAACTGCCTTCATTAAGTCTACTGGCTTTAAGCAAGAAATACAAGTCACTTCCGACCAGTCTTCTAAAATTTTATTCTTGGTTTCTGCTTCTTCTTCGATGTGGAGTTCTTTCATCATTTCTTGTAATTCTGCGTCGGTTGGTTCAAAGTCGTCTATTGCATTTGTTGTATTCTCGTCACTATTAATATCGCCTTTCATACTTTCAATATCTAAATTTTTCATACCTTTATTGCTACTCATAATATTTTCTCCTTAATGTAAATTCAATTTTAATAAGTTTATCATACTTTGATGTACTTGTCAAGATACCAATTTAATCAAGTTCATGAAATGGTTCTTTCGTGGGGTTATAATAATTCTCTTTGCAGTCTATTCCATCTCAAAGTAACATCCATTTTAGAATTCCCAATAGCTTTAATGCGCTCTCCATCTTCAAAAACTATTTCAGCGAACCATTTTTCACTAGTTACATCCTCATAAATTTCTGGTTGTTTTTCTCTGTACTCTTCTGGCTCAACATAAAATTCAATTTCTTTTCCGCATTTTGGGCATATGCACCAATCACTACAAGTGTGCTCTGATATATGTTGATCCGTACATCCCTGAGCAAAATATACACCCCATTTTTCATATATACATTTATTTTTTGTCATTTTTTATCCTTTTTACCACATGAAATACCGGTTTCATGAATTATACCAACTAATATAAATATCATCACTAATATAATCCATTTCAACTTTATAGCCAAAATTTTCTAGTTTTTTTCTAATTTCATTGATTATTTTTGTGTCTATTAAATTTTTATCAAAATTAATAGGATCAATTTTTGCAGAATAAAATCCATTTGACGCTTTATATTTTATTTCTTTTTCTACATATTCAATAAAATCATTGATTTTTTCCAAAATTGTTTTTTCTTTTTTAATACTACCTTCTTTAGTAATAATTCTTAATTTTTCAGCATCAATCATTTTTATTTCCTTCCGGTTTCTCCAACCCATCCCAACACTTCTTACAAATTTCAACACCCTCTTGCTTCACCACAGTATCACCATATCGTTTGATGGCTTCTTGTTCGAGAATTTTGTCATTCCATTTTTTAGTATAGTGGAATGGGGTTTGGCAACAAGTACAAATTTTATAGATAGGGTTAGTTTTCTCTGCCATTTTTGTTTTCTTCACTTTCTTTAATTTTATCACAAGTCATTTTGCTTTCACATCCAAAATAATATTGCCTGTCATCCAATTCATAAATTAATTTCAAAAATTTACATCCTTTACAATAACTATCAGCCGGTTGATCAGTCATATTTTTCACCAATTTTCTTTATCCATTTTATCATCCATCATTCTATCATATTCATAATCAACCTCATCCCAAAATGCTTCTTCTTTTTCATCAGAATAGTTTTGATATGATTCTTCGTCACGAGTATCTTCTAGGTCTCTATCTAGGGGCATTTTATTTTATCCTTAATCATATAGTCTAATAGAATTTCCACATTGAGTACATTTGTATAATAAAATATTTTCATCAAATCCATTCATATAATGAAATTCAGTATGACAATGTGGGCAAGTAAGTTGACATTCTTTTTTAGTATATTGTTTTTCTGTGATTACTAATTTTGCTTTTTTAGATTTTTTCATTTATTTTCCTTTTTTTGCGCATGAAACAGTCGTTTTATGGGGTTTCATATAAACTAAAATCTACATCGGTAGGTGGTTGAGGAACTATAATGGGCATCCATCTTGCCGTACCTTTTTTGAATCCCTCAGACATGTAATAATATTTTCTAATGATACACCATCCGTCGTCCCAAATATAAGCATAAATCCAAATCTCACCATCTTTTGTAGGTGGATTGAGAATGGATCGCCAGTCTTGATATTCGTTGTTCATATTTTCTCCTTAAATAATTTGAGCAAATAATATATTTGCTACTTTTTATTTGTTATGTAACAAAAGAACACTTCCGTTATTTTTGGCAATAGCCAAATTTTTTCTAATAAGAAACCACCAGTCTTTAAACTAGGTTGATAACGTCAACTTCTACTACTCACTATTTCTAGATTTGTAGATATACCTTGTTTTTATACATTTTTAAATCAGTATCTGTATTAAAATTCAATATATTTATTGCACCTACAATATCTCTGTGTTGAATGTATCCACACTTACAAGAATAGTTTCTACTTCCCGTCTTTTTTCTATTGCCACAATTTGGGCAAGTTTGGCTTGTATATGCTTCACTTATTTCTTCCATTACAATACCATATTGAAAAAGTTTATATTGAAGTTGTTTAATTAATATACCAAATCTCCACATACTTAATTTATGATTTATTTTTTGACTTTTCTTGCCTTTGCTGTTTCTAGTAGTGGTATCTAAATCTCCATAATAAACTTTCGAAATTTTATGACTTCTACACCATTTGACGTATAAATTTGTTTGTTTGTGAAGCGCATCCAAAATTTTGTTATCAAACTCATATTTAATATCATAAATTGCTTTTGTATATTTTTTAGATTGTTTGCTTCCTTTGACGCATTTTGATCTTAAAGATTGTAATTCGCCTTGTCTTTTATCTTTTAATCTAATTAAACTACGAATCTTTCTATTAGTAACTATAACACAATTCCCAAATTTGTCAATGCTTGTAATTGCATGAATTTCTCCAAGGTCAATACTAGCAATATTATCCGATTGAATTAAATTTGTATCATTTTCTTCTTTATATTTGATAGATAAATAATATTCGTCTTTATAGACCAATTCAATCTCTGCGATATTGTTGGGTATTGATTTAACTTTGCAAACAATTTGTCCTCTACCCAAAATGCAAGTAAGCCTAATTTTATTATTGTCATATTCTGGATGTATTGCCTGTGAATCCCAACCAGTGGGCATATATTCTTTTAATCTATATGGTAAGGTTATTTTATTTCCATTGTCTTTATTCTTTTTAATAACTTCCCACATTGACTTCCTTGCATTCAAATATTTAAAAACAATATGATGTATTCCTTTTGCATGTAATGGAAATTTATTTTTAGTCATAAATTCTAATTGCGATAAAGTTAATTTTTGACCATTTTCTTTGTCTATTTCAACACAATAATTCCACACATTTGCAGAAATTTTATTTAAAGTTTTTATGTATTCAAAATCTTTTTTATTGCATTTCACTGGAACAAAAATCGTTTTATATATAATGTATTCCTCCTTCCTTTTGAAATTCAAATATTCTTAAATAACTTATAAACTATAAACACCCAAATCAGGATCATATTCCACATCATTATCAGGGACTTTCATCCATGAAAAATATTCACCCATATCGCAGACTTGACCAATTTCTTTTATAAGAGTACCTTGCAAATGAGTAAAGATCATCTGGCCAGAAGACCACGCAGTAAACTGAACAACTTCCTTAAAGATATATTCTTTATTTAGCCCTTCTGGAACTGGCATATGATAAATACACCCCATAATTTTTTCGTCAAACATTCCTTCTGTCATTTCATATTTTTCGACAGAAAGAGCGTTTTTGATATAGGTTCTAGCAAGATTGTTTAGTCCGATGTATTGAGTTGATCTAGTCATTTTTTTATTCTCCTTTTTTCTTATTTGTGCAAGAAGTTTATCATTAAATATAAATCTTGTCAAGGGTTAAAACAAAACTCGTTACATTAAATTACCACCAAATACTAATCTCAAATTCACCTGTCAAATTACATCGTTTTACCTTACACGATATTCCTTGACTATTATAATAATTTATAATAACATCTTCTATACTTCCAACGTTTGTATCTTCAATAACCATAGATAGAATAAAAAGCGAGTTTTTGAGGCTCGCTTTTTTGAGTTGTATTTCTGTGTTGAGATAGGTTAGGGTTTCGGGGATGTTCATTTATAATTTTCCTTTGGGAAATTTGTTTTAGCATTCTCGCCATATAATTCAATAGCTTTTTTATCATAAGCTTTAGCTGCATTTATTTCATCATTAAAAAAGCCTAAATTATAAACCTGTTTTCTAAAAGTGATAGAAGATCTCCATTCACATGTTGCATCTGAAAAAGAAACTCCAACATAAGTACTCGTATGTTCTCCGCTATTTTTTATTCCCTGTCTTCCTCTAGAAATTAAGTCCAATTCCTCTTCTGTGTATTGCCAATTAAACCTAGGGCTTTTCTCTCCTCTTTGAGCCTCTGCAATTTTCTCTTTTGTATCTTCTGGTAAATGTTTATTAAACCACGGATGATTTTCACCAGATAAAGATTCTGATAAATGCTTTTTATGTTCTTCTGTAAATATTTTTACTTTTCCGGCATCTGACATTTTCTTTTTTGTTTCTTCACTTCTTTTTGCTCCTAAATGTGGATTGTCTTCGCTGGACATGAAATCAGATATTTTCTTTTTTGTTTCTTCGGACATTGTTTTTCCCTTTTGGGCTTCTCTATTTCTCTCCCTCGTAGTATTTGATGGGCAAAAATTTGGAGAACCATATGTCAAATTATATCCTTTCCCACAATCAACAAAAGAATCGTAATACACAATCCAATATGTTTCCATAAATTTTAGTAATTCTTTGTCTGACGGTAGCAATTGAACAATTGTATATTCGTATGCGTTTTCACCATAAATATTATATTCTTCTTGAAATAAAAAATTCCAATGTTTGTTGTGCTTTAAATATCTTTTATGCTTATCCCATCTTTTCTTAATATCTGTAGATGCACCAATATATCTCATATTTGTAATAATATTTCTTATGGAATAAATTGCAGATATTCTTTCAATCATTGTGGGTCATCTCTATCAGGAGAACTTATAATCTGTTGGTACACAGCGATCAATTTATCAATATTCTTTTCATAGGTTTGTTCTTTGGCAAACTCATAAGCTTTACCATTCGCTAACTCACGATACTTATCAATATTTTCAATTGCATCACTCATAGCCTTCTTCCAATTGTCAACCCCATTTTCAATAAGATGCCCATATTCACCCAATTCCTCATATGTTTCAAAATTACTGGCGATCCATGGAATTTTCAAAAGCATATATTCTAATACTTTGATATGTGATCTGCGACGATCAAAAGATGACGTAAGTGGGGCAATACCAATATCTACACTTTTTTGTAACGATGCCCATTGTTCATCTGGAACATATGATGAAAATATTTTTCTTGTATTCGGAAGATTAATTTTATCATAAATCCTTTTGTCTCCACCTGTCATAATTCTAACATTGTCATATTTTCTACCGATATAAGTTAAAGCAGGAATAATTCCACTTTCAGTAAAAGATGATACATGAGAAAGAGATCCACACCAACCAATAGTAATTCCATTGAAAGGCAACAATGGTTTAGAATCTTCAGGATAACGTTCCAAATCTAAATAATTATAAATGCGATAAGAATCAGTATATTTACTCCAATCTTCTGCAAGTAATCTAGATGGCCCAATATATGCTTTTGCCAATCTAGCTGCTTTACGAAGTTGTGTAATATTATGCGGAAATATTTTTATATTTTCTAATACTCCTTTTTCATTTTGACGTTGAACAAGACTATCGTGCCAGAACGAAAAACTAGCGTTCTCCTCGCAAATATTTTCATAAGAATCATCCCATATTAATGCGACAGGTTTATTTTGTAAAAAAAGTTGCATCTCTCGAATGAGTGCATCGCCAAATAAATTTCTTTCAATCAATACTAAATCTGCTTTTTCAATTGACTCTACAACTTCTGGAGTCCATTGATTTAATTGATTAATATTAAAAGTGTCAGCAGAATGAATTCCTGGATATTTTTCATTAATATATTTTGCTGGATAAATAATATTATAAAGGCTGCAATTCAACGAGCCAATGTCGTCTGAATAAAACATTGCGAAACGGGTCAATTTATTCTCTCCTATAGTCCAAAGTCAGAAGGATTAATCCCTCGTGCTAATAATGATTTGTTTTGATTCTCAACTACCCAAGATAAGTTCTTTGCTGTCGAACGCCATCTTTTATAAATCTTTGCTTGATCTATTGCAAAATTGCGGCTACCGGTCATTTGGTTATTGTCTGTCCGAAAACTACAACTACAGTCAATAATTTTAGTTTCATAAAACGGATAATGTCTTGACATAGCAATTGAATGCGACCAATCTTCTCCTGCTTTTAATTCGGTATCAAACAATCCTCCTACTTCTTGCGCTTTCCTAGAATACATTATTCCATTGCAAGGGCTAACATTTTGCAAAAGTATCAAATCTGGGTCATAAATGCTGTCCCAATAAAGCTTTTCTCCAATATATTGATAACCATTATCTCGTTTTTCGTAATAACATTGCAAAACCCTAGAATAAACTATTTCTGCATTTAATTTATGTGCTCTCCATAATCTAAATTCAATGGCTTCTGGAAAAAGTTGATCATCATCGTCAAGCATAATAAACCAATCACCAGTTGCTTTTTCTGTTGCCACATTGCGCGTACCCGACAAATCCAAATTAACGGGGTTTGTATAATATTTTATTCTATTATCGTCAAGATTTTTTATAATATTACCAACATCCATACCAGCATCATTTACCACGATACATTCCCAATTAGTATAGGTTTGTGCAATTAATGATTTCAATGTTAATACTAACCAGTCTGGACGGTTGTATGTGGGGGTTAAGATACTTACTAGATCATTTGCCATATGTGTCCACCAAATTTATACTTTCTGGAATCTCATGTGCTCCATTACTAATATAACCATCAAATTGCTTATTTTCAAATCTTCCACCCTTTTCATAAATTAATCTAAGAGTGTCAGGATTGAAATCTCCACTCCTATTTGGGTGTGATGTTTGAACCTTATTCATCGGATAACTGAAGGATGCCGATTTTTCAAACATTAAAAGGTTTGGTTTGTCCTTATAAAAACACGAACTCATAATTGATTCGAGGTGGTTGGGTGAGTCATAATCGCAAATCTCAAACATCTCTATAAGGTCGTTTACCCTGTAAACGCTTGCAGATAACTCTAAACAATAATTGAAGTCATACTCTGCTTCTTGCCAATTATATTTTACAACATTCTTTGAAACTTTTTCTGTCTTTGGAATTGCTTGCTCACAATCATAAGGGAAACATCGTACACAATTTTTGCCAAGACGTAAACTAAACCCTATACAATCCTGATTTTCAACAAGTGTTGAAATAACTTCTTTCATTGAAAAATCTTCGGTGAAAATCTGATCATCGACAACAAAAGTGACAAAACCTTCATTTTTACCCCATGAAATGTTGCTTTCATGTGGTAGCAAAGAAAGCAGGTCTTTTTTGAAATTTTCCTCCTTTTTGAACGATATTTGGGGAAATTCCAACATTAAATTGTCAAAAGACTGCCGATATTCCTCATCATTTCTGTATAAAACTGTAATGTTTGATTGTTGTAAAATGTCCGTACAATGATTTAATAATGTTTTAAGGCATAAGGTTAATTGAAGAGGACGATTGCGAGAGAATATAATTGTTTTACACTTTTTCATTTTTCACCAAATAATGCCAATATCTTTTAACCGGCAAATCATAAGTTACTTCTCTATTTTCAATAGTTGAAAAATCCGAACGTTGTCTTGCGATTATGGGCATAATAATATAAGCTTTACAATTAGGAATAAGATAGTCTGCATATAATTGATCAATTGCCAATCCTGTTTTTTGAGTAGAATTATTTTCAAGAAAATTTATAATTGTTGATAAAAAATTTCGATGAATACTATAACAATGGGTTGATTGGCAATGGCTTAATCTTGCCCAATGTTTTGTGACTTGGAAAAATGGACGGAGAATATTCCCACCGAAATAAGCCATATCAAAATTTAAATCACAAAGTTCGTCTAGAGACGCTTCCAATACTTGTCTGCAATCTTCATCAAACTCTACATCATCCTCCATTATTAAAACATTTTTATTTTCTCTTTGTGCTTTTTTTAATATTTCTAAATGACTAAGAAAGCATCCAACTCTACCTACTTCATTTTTAATTGCTTCAAATCGTTGTGGATAATAATTGATTTTATAGAACTCATGATCGCATAATTCCCAACGATCAACTCTTTCTTTTAAATTGATTAAATATCCTAATTCAAAAATTTGGTCTAATTTCACCTTATCCTCCTAACCCAATATATTTCTATTACTATAACACATAAACTAAAATCTGTCAAGGGTTAAAACAAATTAACTTTTATAAATATATTTACTATATTCATTTAAATGATCAACTAAATATTTAGGATGAGTCTCTAAAGTTATATCAATGGGACTAATTCTGAAATTTGGTCTGAAAAATGGATCTCGTAAAGCATCAATATTATTTTGAACATTATCATTAATAACAGGTACATTAAGTTCTTGATGGCCGTAAGAATCTATTTTATATTTAATATTCTCAGCGCCTCCTAAGAATGAAAAGTGCCAACCACCTTTATTAATATATTCTTTTTTAAATAATTGATTCTGGAAGAAATACCCATCGTATGCTCTAAAAGCATCAAAAGAATGATTTTTTAATAAACCATAGGAGCTATAACGGCTCCCTCTCCAAATGGCAGTTGGGTCTACAGTATTTTCCCAAAGGCAATTTAGATAGTAATAATATACCGATTGGTATAGAATATATAAAGTGTCATCTTTAAAATTATCAAAATTGATATTGGAAGGGTTCCAGATTTCGTCAGCATCGGAATAGAAAATTATATCTTCATCATTGGCGACACCTTCAAGAGCTTTCATCGCTCCATTTTTATGTTCTCTATCCCTATCCCATTGATCCCAACCTTGTTTTTCTTCGTCAAAAACATTGTAGATAATTTTGTTTGAAAATTTTGCAAACTTATCACGATTCTCCCAGAAATATAAAGGTTTAGGTTTGCCACTAAAAGTTAACGGTGCCTCGTTAACTACAAAATAATCTACTGAATCATTCAAGACCTCGAAACGGAGCATCCATGTATCAATTTCATTAAAGACTGTTTGAACGTCATAGACTTTTGACATAATATTATTTATCCTTTAATTTGAAGAGCCAGTCTTGGTGTGTTTGAGGCCATTGAGGGTCGTCCACTAAATTAAAATCAGAAATATTTCCAACACAGTCATATCCTTTACTTTTCATAAATGGAAATAATTCATCTTCCCCTTCGTTCCATTCAATCAATGCCCATTTTGGTGCCCATTTATCAAAGTTTAAATCTTTCAATACCCAGTATTCTAGCCCTTCGATATCCAAACTTAGAAAATCAATTTTATCAACGTTATATTTTTCCAAAACTTCATTCATAGTATAAGCGGGAACTTCAATAACAGAATTACCTGCATTATTTAATCTTTTACCACCAATACTATTCATAGGATGACCAAAGAAATCCCCCATAATAGTAGGTTTACCATAATCGGCAGAAACTAATGCTCCATGAATAATAATATTTTTTTCTTGGCTTCTATTTTTCAAGCAATCACTATATGCTTTTGGAGATGGTTCCACAAGTATACCTGTCCAATTTTTTGCTCTTTCTAAAATGACTGTGTTCGACTGAAATTCGCCATTTTGCGCGCCTGCGTCAAAGTACACCCCATCATTAAAATCTAAATATTTAAGTACTTCAATAGCAATATCTTTACTCATAATTCTCCTTTTAATAATTTAATCCATGGAACAAAAGGTGACATTTCAAGCCCAATATGTGCAGAATATCCAGGGATAGGATTGATTAATTTTCTGTTTTTTTGCGTAACCAATTCTCTAAACATCAAAAAATCCATGGGATGCTGTGCGCCATTAGGACAATATTTTGTAATTACACCATAATCTTCTCGCAACGTTTTTATTTTTGAAGCAAAACTCATAGTCGTAGCATTTGTAATTTTCCAATGACAAGTATCTGTAATCATCACTCTCGTATCTTCCCCTCCATTATGAATAAAGGGATTATATCCTCCTTTATCAGTATCTTTGTATTTGTCCATGCTGTCATATAAGGATACATAATCCCCAATTTCTAGCCCTTCCCTAATTATTGTTTCGGCATTATAATTGTGAGCATAGTCATCTTCTAAAAAGTAAACAATGCCATCCTCATCTAATTCACTAACTGCTCGATCTAAAATATATCTAAAACTAAGAGTATTCCCAAAATATGTTCTATCAATATTTTTTATTCCTTTAGATTGTAAAAATGATATTACATCATCGTCAGCATTATCTGCAATCACTATTAAATTCTCTGTACCAAAAACTCTTAATAAATTATTAAAACAATCTTGTCTAGTAATTCCATCTAATTCAGTACCAGAAAGTTCTGTGCGTCCAAGTGGATTGCCCTTGCTAGAAATTCTAAAATAAATTTTAAAATTATTCATTATTCTCATCCTCTTCTATAATATTTAATCTAGCGGTTGTCCCATAAAGCTCTAATGCTTTATTATTATATGCTCTTGCCGCATCTTTTTCATCGTCAAATTCTCCCAAATAATAAATCTTTTTCTTATAAACTATTTGGGATTTCCACTTTTTTCTTCTTCCTTTTTGAACACCTATATATTTGGATGCCCCTCCACGAATTTTGCCTTGAGAATTTCTCCGCATAATTTCTTTTAATTCTTCAGGTTTAGGTATCCCCGCTTGAGGATGACCAAATTTTTCTATATTCTCTTTGCATGTTTTTGATATTTTCACTTTACTTTCTTCTGTTTGTCTTATTCCAAGATGTGCATCTGATAATATTTTTTTAGACTCTTCAGATAACCTAACCCCTTTTCTTCCTTCAGATATTCTTTTTGCAACTCTTCCAGTAGGATCTATTGTACCGAATCCTCCTATAGAAATATTATATCCTATATTTATATCCGTCGCATGAAAATATTCTATCCAATAAATTTCTCTATCATTTAATGTTTTTATATCAACAATACCGTCTTCTAAAATTTCTCTTTTAAAATTTTTCTTTCCATATTTTTTTATAGCTTTTGTAAACAATACTCCAGAACCTAAATAATCAAAACTAATGTCGTGCTGAGATTGCCCTATATAAATTTTACCATTAACTAAGTTTGTCGTTTTATAAATAAACATACTCCGCCCTTATGCAACTCATTTGTCATACAACTCTCCATCCCTATCCATAAAATTAAAACAATCCCAACTTCTCATATTCGAATTTGCCCACTCCTCATTCTCACCGTAGTTATGATTCGCCCATAAATAAGGGGCGATAACATATGGATTATTTTTATTAGTCCAAATCGGAAATATTCCAAACCCAGAATTTGAAGCGATAATATTTTTTGCATTATTAAGAATATAGTAATCAGTATGAATATTAAAATGATAAACAGGTACATCAAAAAATGTTTTATAAAATTCTGGATCTTCCGTAACAACAATAAATTTAAAGTTAGGATTTTTTTGTTTCATAAAAGCAATTGCTTTGTCCCAATAATTATGTGTTAAAAATAAAGATGGAACTGATTTATATTCTCCACCACGACAATTAATCACACAAGTATTTTCATTTAATTCAATTTCTGATCCTTCTAATAACCTTTTAGATTCTTCCGCATATTCATCTTTAATCTCTAACCATTTCGAAACTTTTTCTTTATCCAGATAGAATGCATCTTGTCCACAATAAACTATCAATTTAGTATTAGGTGTAACATCAAAAATATCTGGTTGGAAAGGATGAAAATTATATCCTTGATAAAACTCTCTTTTTTCTTCCCAAACATTGTCTGTGTTTGGGGGCAATTGACTAAAGGGTGTATTGTTAGGTTCACCATAATCAATACCCTTAAAAAAATATAATTGTCCTTTTCCATTATAATAATCATTACTAGTAATTGAATTTATCCCATACCTATAATTGTTTTTTTCAGCTACACTTCTGCAAATACAGTAGCGTAGGATTTGGTCTCCGCAGTTACCGGTTAAATCAATACTCAACATTATTTATACTCCAATACAAAAACATGGTTGCCATCAGGATAATGAGTCCAATTATCTTTTATCCCTTTTAAATGTGGAAAATGATTTATAACTTTCCAACCATTCATTTCAAAAAAACAATACCAGAATGACTCGTTTTCTCGTATGACGTGGCTCTGATCACATTCATATTCTGGGATTCGATATTTACCATTGCTTCCAATTGGAACAACACATATCATTTTATTTGAAACTTTTGAAAAATTATTTAAAGATATTCCCAATTGTTCTTTATTCAAGTGTTCCAACATATCTTTGATAATTATATTTGTGTATCCAAAATTAGCATGGTTATCCCAAGAAGAATCATTCGAGCAATTCCAACATCCTTCCGGTGCAAACGACAAGGCATAATTGCTGATATCTGCACCATCTACTTTAATTTCTAATTCTCTTAATGCACGAATAAGAAAACCTTTCGCACAGCCAATTTCTAGAACATAAGAATTTTCATTGAGTTGCAAACAGTCAATAAAAGCTAACGCTTCTCTAAAACTTCTTTGAGGCATCCAATGATAATTTTCATAGAAACTTTTATTGGTTTGTTTCCCATTTTCAAAATAATCTTTATCAAAAAAATTCCCATCAATATTATACAAAATCCACATCCTCTATATCTTGAAGCATCCCATACACAAAATCATTTGTGTCTTTACCACAATTGCAGAATTTACAACGATGTCCTAAATCGTGTACAGGGTTATTTAAAATCCATTCTTCCAATTCCGACACTTTGCATAATTTAAAATTATCAGGAATATATCCAGCACATTCTGGTGTCAATTCAATTGATGGGCAAGGAAGAAAATTACCTTCCCAATCTAATGCTGCTCTTATCCAAGCCATGTAGCATCCGTTAGGAGTTTCATTAGATTTTTCAAAAAACAAAAATGGGTGTCCTAAATTTTCTGCTTTATCTTTTACTTTATTTGCCCAACTTTTGTCGCAAGGTCTATTTGGTGCAATCCTAATAAGAATATTTTTTTCTTTTGCAAATTCATGTATTTTATCCAATTCATTAAAAGATTTTTCATCGTGAACAATAAATGACATACTTCTTTTTATATTATTTGGAATTTTACTCAAATCTATTTTTCTTGCATATGCTTCTGATTGTATTGAAACTCGTATCCAAGAAAATAAAGATAAAGTTTTTGATGACATGTGACCTAATTCCAATCCATTAGTGACTAGTGATAATTTCAAACCTTTGTTATATGCATATTCTGTTGCCTTATCAAAATGAGACCATAAAAGAGGATCACCACCACCTGATTGTTCCATAGCTTTCAACCCATACTTTACTAAAACATCAATTGCTTTGCTAAAATCTTCAAAAGATAATTCTGTGTTATTTCTTTTTACTTTTCTAAATCCACAATAAGGACATTCTAATTGGCAAAAATTTGTAGGGAAAACAGATAAATGTAAAGGGGAGGATGGTTCTCTGTTTTGTAATTTTTTTAAATGATCTAAATGATGAACCAATTTATGTAAACCTGGTTTGTATTGTGAAAAATTATCCATAAAAATCCTTTCTCAAATTATAATCACCATTAAGAATATAATATAAACTTCTTTCTACGATGTGCGCTTCAGTTGAATTTTTTGTTGTCAATTCTTCCATCAAGCATTTCCAAAATGTTTTTGGATATTGTAAAATTTCTTTTGGTGTAATGATATATTGTGAACCTGGAGCAAAACGAATAAAATCTAAATGTTGGTAGTCTTCAAAATATTTATTCATAAACTGATCAAAAGATTCATATCTGCAAGTTAAATTATAAGTTGAATTATGTGCAGAAATGTACCAATTATTATTCGTCTCAAGGAACCCTCCAAATTCATCTCTTTGTTCCCATCCATTTGCCGGAATACTTCCATAATATTCCAAAGGGGTAAATGTTGTATTTTGGATTAGGTTGTCAAAAATATCTTTTTTACAATGATCCCAAACAAACGACTGAATAAATATCATAATATCTGGTAAATTATTATAATTTTCAAAAGCAAATTTGGATATGTCTCGTTGATTTCCACCAATATTTTCGGTATTGATAACGTGAGAATCATCTAAAATTAGATCACCTTTATTATAAATAAGATAATTTTTAGTATATTCTTTTATCCAAGAATAATCTTCATTATATCGACTAATTATAAAAAGTTTATTCAATATTATCTCCTAGGCATATTTCTATGATATCCGAAAAATTCTTTAATATTCATATTCTCTGGGGTATCTTTTTCATAAGAAAAAACAGATGCAACTTCAATAGGGGCATATTTTATTCCATTTTTTAACATATCTTTGCGCCAATAAACACACACTTGTCCATCTTCATTTTTCCAGCCTTGTTCTTCTTTCAAATACCACCCTTTTTCTTTAGGCAAATTTAAAATTTGAGAACTGCGAAGTGAAAATCCCCCATTGCCCTGTCGAACATGTTCACCCGTTTCATGACAAACATAAGCATCAGGCATCCAATTCCATCCAGCCCCAATATAATCGTATTCTAACCACTCATCACGCCAAATCTGAGGCGAAATAACAAACCCATGATCCTGTACATACAAACAATGTGAACTATCTATGTGTTTCCCTAACTCTAAGAACATATACAAATTAAAATCATTAATATGATTAATGTGTGGAGCATATTCCAATTTAATATTTTCAGGTAAATTATCAGGCATTATATCTGTCAACAACTTAACCTCATAAAAATCTAATCCCTCACAACATTTTTGTAGTGCCCAAATAGTCCCTTCAATTTTATCTGGGCGAGTATCATATGCAAGGAGAGTAACATCTTTTAAATATTTTTTCAACCCAACTCTCCTACATACTTATCATTAATATATGCAACTTCAGTATTAACAATTTCTTGAGTAATTCCTTGAGTCGTTTGTCCTTCCCATAATAACTGAACAAAAATTAATTCTTTCAAAATCTTAGGTTCGCCCCATTTTTTGAATAACCGATAATAATGGTCACAATCAACATACCATTTTAAATTTTCATCCAATAAAGGAACGTCTTTATCGTTCAAAAATGACAAACAAGAAGGTGTGCCCAAAGTATTATCCAAACAAATCTTAGGATTCCATTTGGGAATTTGTTGATTGAATAACCCTAGCCTGTCTTTTGTATGCATATACATACTACACATCCAACCCTTACCCCTATCAAAATTATCTACAATTTTTTGTAAAGAATCTTTATTGTAAAAATAATCATCTTGACACATTACTTGAAGAATTTCTCCAGTTGCATTTTTAATGGCATTATTCATATTGCCAGCAATACTATGCATCCCTTCATTTTTTACATATTTTATTTCTAGGTCTTTGATCCCACTTACATAAGTTTTAATTGTTTCATCTTCTGAATCATCAGAAATAAGAACGCTAAAATCTTTAAAACGCTGCAACTTAAGTTGTTTAAAACTGTATGCAAGCATTTCCAGTCCCTTACCTTGCATATTATAAACCGGTATTAAGATTTCTAATAAACTCATTATACTTCTCCATATTCATTGTAATATTTGTAGGCATTGATTCATTTAAAATATCATCACAAGGTACAACATCTTTATTTGTTTCTAAAGCCATTTCGTAAATAGTCCATGGTGTATTATGTCCAACATTGTAAACACCGATTGCATTATTGTTTATTAAGTTAATTATTTTTTCAACAATTTTATCTGTATAATCAAAATTACCTTTTTGCGTAGTGATTGCTTTTGGATAAGGAAATGGATTGGACTTGAACGATGTTCTTATTAATAAATAATTTTCACAAAAGCTTTGTATATATCCATCTATTAAAAGTTTTGAATAAGAATACCAATTTCTTGCATGGACAGGAATATCTTCTTCTGAAGCATTTTCTACTGACCCATCATAAATGTAATCCGTTCCTATTTGGATTAACTTCTTATTATACAAATTTGAGAATTCTATTAGGTTCACAACTGCTTTGAAGTTAGTATCGATCATTGATTGTTTGTCGTCAGAATAAGTATATGTGTTTGCTATACAATTTATTATTGTGTCATAATTGTAAAGATATTTATTGTAAGAATTTATATTGTTGAAATCAAAATTATTTTTTTCTCGGCTAATATAATCCCAACCAGATTGTTTAACAATTTCTTGTCCTAACTTTCCGTATCCTAATGCTAATATTTTCATTGCATTTCCATAAATCTTTCAATAGTATTAATACTATATTCAATTTGTTCTTCGAACAATCCATGCCATAAACCAATATAAAATGAATTATCTGTGATGAGATCAGAATTTTCTAATATCCCACCATACTTAAATTTTATATTTAAATATGCAGGTTGTCTCTTTAAATTTCCACCCATGATAGGTCTTGAAGCAACACCTTCATTATTAAGAAATTCTACCATATCTCGTCTTGAAATTTTTGATTCTCTTTTGACGGTAATAGGAAATGCAAACCATGGAGTATCTGGTAAAACTGTTTTTGGAAGAATAAAGCTATCAGAAAATTTAGACAATCCTTCATATAATTTCTTAAAATTATTTTTTCTAGTTTCAAGAAAATAAGGAAGTTTTTTCAATTGTTCAATTCCCATTGCAGCAGCCATTTCAGTATTGGCTAAATTATATCCAATATTGGTATAAATATATTTATGATCATACCCATAAGGCATTTCTCCAAATTGATGTTCAAATCTTTTACCACAAGTATTGTCGCTACCAAGAGGGCACCAGCAATCCTTACCCCAATGCATAATTGAACGCATCAACTTATATAATTCAGGATTATCTGTAGTGACCATTCCCCCTTCGCCGGTACACAAAAAATGTGCGGGGAAGAAAGAAAAGGTTTGTATCTCTCCCTTGTAATGACCTGGAAGCATGGCGTCACAACTGTCCTCTATATTTGACAAATCCGCATAATTCCCTAATGTATGCACACCATGTTTTTCTGGGCTTTTTGCTTGCAGAGTTTCAACTTCTACGTCTATTAATTTTATAGTAAAATTATTTTGGAGATAGGGATTCAAGGTAGTAGGAAACATTAAAGCAGGAAGAGTACATTCCAATGCTTTTGTTTCTTTTTCATGATATTTCGCCCAAGCAGTTGTCGCTAATAAATTAGCAGAAGATCCACTATTTACAAATAAACCATATCTTTTTTTAACAAATTTTGCAAAATCATGCTCAAATTGCTCAACTTTTTTATTAGGAGCATATTGCTTTGATTTTGCAACTTCTATAATTGCTTCAGTTTCTTCATCGCCTGTAACTTGCCCAGTAACTGGAACTTTCAACGTATTACCTTTTTGCATCAATTCTCCTCACTATTAATAAAATTTAATTTACTATCTTTTTCAGACAATATAGGCAATTCTCCATCTTGTATAGGCCAATTAATTCCAACACTCGGATCATCCCACCTAATACCTCTTTCATTTTCTTTGCTATAATAATTTGTACAACGATATTCTATTTCGGCAATATCGCTTAAAGTAAAAAACCCGTGAGCAAATCCAGGTGGAATCCAAACCATTTTTTTGTTTTTATCTGATAATAAAACAGATACATATTTTTTATAAGTGGGCGAATTTTTTCTAATATCCACAGCCACATCAAATATTTCACCATTAATACAAGATACCAATTTGCCTTGCTCTTTTTGTAATTGATAATGAAGTCCACGTAAAGTATTCTTAATAGATTTTGAATAATTTTCTTGAACAAATAAATAATTCCCACATCTATTTTCAAATTCTTTATAAACAAATATCTCTGCAAAAAAACCTCTATTATCTCCATAAATAATGGGATTAAAAATAACAACTTCTGGGATTTCAGTTTCTATTATTTCCATTATACTCCAATATTTGTAATATTTTTTCTATTTTTGTTCTAGTATCTTGATGTAATATTAAGTTTTCTTTTTCCTTATTATACCAATCAATAACCTTAATATTTAGATTATAAGCTTTAGATGCACCTATCCAATCTGCAACCATTTCTTTTATATATTTATCGGGAATTATATTTGGATAAATTAATCCATCAGACCTAATAGTAATCCAATAGTTCCAATGATGCCTGTTTGTATGAGAATGATATAGCCACGCCACTTTAATATTGTTTGCTTCTTTAGTGTATTCTAATTCACCGTGTTTGTCTTTTACATCGGCATGAGATCCGTCTTTATTATAATAATATTTAGCATATGGAATAAATTCAGATAATTTAAATTTTGAAATATCGTGAAAAATTGCTAAATACAAAGGGACTTTTAATTTCAAACAAGCAAAAAAAACATAATATTTATGAAGCAAAATATTTTTTAAATGTACGAGATAACGCATCAATCTAATCTTCCACCACAAGTTCCACAAGTTTTTGATTCGTCTTCTGATTTTAATACTTTTTTATCGCCTTCACACCTTGGACACTTTTCATGTATTATAATTCCCGTATAACCTTTCCCTCTACATAATGGGCATTTCATATATTTATTATTTTTCTTTTTAAAACACATTTACGTCTCTCTTATCACATGAAATATTCGTTTTATGGGGAATTAAATAATCCACGAATTCTTATTTTCTTTCTTCATTTTCTTGGCTTCCTGCCAGGTCAAATCTTTACCTAAATCAATAATTTTTCTAGTAGGAGTGTCTTGGTTTTGAAACTTCTCCATAACCCATTGATTGGATTTAACTGTAAAACGTTTGCCGTTATCGGGAATGATTTTAGGTTCTAAGCCTTCGACAGAAGTTTCTTCTTTGGAGGTAGATAGAGGTGAAACAATAATGTTATTATTTTGTTTTGCGGGGATTCGAATTTTACTATGTGTTTTTCTATAATCTTTCAATTTTGTTTTTCTCCTTTATAAGTTTTTTTAATCCTAGTATTTTGTGAGTTTATTTCTAGGAATCTTATACATATTATTATATAATTAATCTCACCAAGATTTTTTGAAGCATATTCATACACTTTATTTTGCTTCTATCTTATGCTAAATTTCTTTTGGTTAGTCGCCCAGCAATCCCAACCGCGACCCCATCTCCTTCATCTCCAAAAGTATATCCGCGTACCAAGACTATACAAGTCTATCACATAATTTGATTTTTGTCAAGGGTAAATTGATACCAATTTTGAACTAGTTTCCATGAAGGTTATATTTCATGAAGTAATTATCCTACACTTGGATATATAATCATATGCCATTCACAATTTTCCGTTGAATTATATATACATCATATAGTGTGTCGTTACTTTTTATACCATCACATATAGTGGTATAAACAATTTAATATTTTTCTGTTGGGAATATTACCCAATAATCACCTATTTTCCAGATAGGAAGTGGTAGCCCCGTATTTTTAGGAGGATTATATACTGGCGTTTTTTCATAAGAAGTTATATATTTCACATTCTCTAAAAAGAAATCTGATAATTGTACAACAGGATACCTATTTACTTTTTCTGGTGGAACTTTTGATACAATAACTCCATCAACCCTGCCATTTACCAAAATATTATTTCCATTAACCACTTCCCACATCTCCCATCTTTTTGCTGTTTCAAAATCTAATTCAACAACTTGATTTTGATATACAATTTGACGATAAACATCAATTTGTCGAGACACATCTACTACTAAAAATGGGCCTTCCCAACCATAATTAGGATGATATATCCACACTTCATGCCCCACTTCTGACCAAAAAGAAACAGCGACGGTTCCAACATATTTTTCAATATCAAATCCCGCTTTATTTGCAGTGACTTCCATTAAATAAGGATCGTAAGTAACTGCCGAACCACCGGCAACCATTGGCATTCTAAGCATAAGAGTTTCATATGAGGGGACTCCTTTTATCCAATAGTTCCCTTCCCAATATCCATTATATTTATAATTATCATTGTTTATTTCAGAATGATCAAAAACCATAGGAGTCTTTTCTGGGAATGGGATTGAAGTAGGAGTTGAGAATACCGCAACAACACTAGACTGTTTTTGAAAAATAAAGAATATAAAAATTAACAAACAAATGGTAATAAAAAAATATTTCAAATTATAAATTTTTATTTTTTTGTTCAATAGAAAAAATCCTCCTATAATGTAATTAATAATACGATTAGTTTGTTTTGTGATAATTACTTATTTACAAACGGATTATTAAAATTAAACACATCCTGCCAAAAGCACCAAACCCTAACAGAGAATCCCATATCTACCCACCAAGATGGGATAGAATTTATAATTCGATTAATCTCTATACCATCTTCTCTCCATGCTTCTACTTCTTTAGGTGTAGCCTCAACAGGGAGTCCCCATTGCTTATACTTGCCTCTAACATCAATGCCATATACATATTTTTTAGATAAAGAAAATTTTATAGGGATGTATTGATAATGAATTTTGAGATTATCTGATGTGTAGTCAGAAAGATATTTTTCATTGATCTCGATTGGGATATCCCACTTTTGTTTGCTTCCTTCAATATTCAAAAACCATTGTTTTTTATTCATAATTTGTCCTTTCTCCCATGAAAGAGTCCTTTCATTGGGTTAATCACTATCAAGCATTACATCATATACTTCACTGCCACCCTTATCGTCATCAATTGCATCACTAGAAAAATCAATACGATCATAGCCTTCTTTTTCTGCAATATCCCACGCTTCATCTTCATTTTCAGCTTCAATTTTAATTTGAAAAGTTACAGGAACCATAATATTTACAAGATATTTACTCATTTTTATTCTCCTTATTTATGTTTTCTAATATTTTAAGATATTTTATCTTTTCTCTTAACATTTTTTTGGATCGTCTATTAGGCAAAAAATATTTTATTGAGATAGTGGCAAGAAACAACTTCCATAAAGAAACTAGATCATTTGCCCCAAATAAATAATATACCAAATTTTTAGTTTTCAAATGTTTATTCTCCATGAAATAGTTCTTTCATTGGGTATATAAACTTTCATAAACATACTCTGATCTTGATTTTCCGATAGTCCTTCTGAATGAAGAATTACCAGAACAAATCAATTTATGATTACTAAAAATATCCTTTGGAACTAAATCAGAATATTCTGTGCTTGTGGTTCTTCCATCAAAACTTAGTGCGACAAATCCTTTTTGAATCTTCACCCATTCCCATAATTTATTATAATCAATTACTCCATAATACATTCCTTTTGTCCCAGCATAAGGCGGGTCTAAATAAATCACATCTTCGCTATCTGAAACAATATTAATATAATCTTGACAAACAAATTCTACTTCATAATTATTTAATAAACTAGACCATTTATCAATCGTAGTTGTAAATTCTTTTGGATTAATACCATCTCTTGTAATATGAAAAGAATTATTAAATTCTCCTAATTTATTATATCTAGGCATACCATTGGTTGTAGTTCTCATAATAAACATAAAGTCATAAGGTGATTTTTCTTTATTGAATCTACTTCGAACATCGTAGAAATATTGTCTGCGATCTGCAATACTTAAAACTTGTAACTCATTCCACATTCTCGAATAATTATTAATAACTTGACTTGGATTAGATTTAATTGTATTCCACAAATCTATTAAATCATTATTGATATCTGAACAAACATATCGTTTTGCACCAAGTTTATTGCTATTCAATAAATAATACAGTACAGAACATCCGCCACAAAAAGGTTCATAATATGTTTCAATATTATCTGGAAATGATTCTACAATTTCTTTTGCAATAGGACGTTTACTTCCTGACCATTTGATTGCCGGTTGTAATTCTTTCAATAGATTTATCCTTTCTATGGTGTTTAGCACCATAAAATATTGATTTCATGTGACAAATAATTACAATGCGCCACTAGCTAAACCCGTCACAACAACAATAATTCCTAAAGCTACAATGATAATTAAATCTGATAAAAGACCTATTACCCATCCTGCTATAAAAATAGGGATTGACAAAAATCCCAACAATATTAAAATTCCCAAAACAATTCCAATAATTTGCTTTGTTTGCATGTTTAATCTCCTTCTTATCTAATTTTTATACCATGAAACAAATCTTTCATGGGGTAACTTCTACACAAGACTCTTTAATAATATCTTTTTCTGTTTTTTCCATTCTGGATTCAAAAGTATCTTTTGTATTTGTCCACCAATCTTCCAACTTTAATAATTGATCTTTTTTATCTTCTAATTCAGATTTTTCTAAAAATTCTTTTCTTTCATTATATGAGCTTTCATATATTGAAAGTCTATGCTTTGCGGTTTCGCCATGAGGAAGTGCCATACCAACTAAACCTTGAGCATTATCATACATTTCTAAATATTCTAAAAATACGGAATCTGCTGAAAGATAATGAATAATTCCCATAATAGAATCGGGATTAGATTCATAAAAGGACATCTGTTGCCTAACTTCCACTTTTGGGAAAATACCAAGATCACAAGCACTTCTTATTGTTTCATTTAATGTGCTTAATGCTTTTTCAAGAGCATTAATAGCTTCAATTTTATTCTCTGATGAATGAGACAATTCTTTTCCTTTTGTAATAATATTATTAGGATTACTATAGGCCATTTTAAATCTCCTTTTTTCTTTTATTTATAACACAGTTTTATAAATCTGTCAAGAGTAAATCAATATCAATTTCCAATGAAATGACACTTTTATGTGGTGACTTTCCAGTTTTCAGGCAAATATGAAAAAATATGAGCAATTACATCTACCGTCCAGGAATTACCAATTGCTTTGTATCGTTGAGTTTTGGATACGCCTTCCGTATAATTATCTGGAAACGTTTGTAATCTTTCACATTCAATATTTGAAATATACCTAATTCCACCTTTATCTCTTATGCCAAAACAACGTTGATTACTATACAATTTATAATGTGATGCCTCAACCATTTGCATTTTTTCTTCAGTATTTTTATCATAAATCTTAAATTTTGCTTTTCGTTCTTCTGACTTATTTATCCAATTAAATGATTTATCAGTATAATAAAAAACATCTTTGGCATCAGTTTCCTGAACGTCTTTCCAATAAATATCTTTACGAACAACGCTTGGAATATGACCTCTACCACTTGCAGTTCTTATTGTTGGAGATTTTTCTGTAAAAACTCTTGGTTTTGATTCTCCAAAACCACCATATAAATTATGTAATATGATAGGCTCTGCATCTTCTTCGGCAATATCTGCAATATAAATATTTTTATCCAAGGGGACTTCAACAGAATTAATATTTGTCCAGTATAAGCGTTTTCTATTTTGAGCAGAAACTAAAGATGAATTAATTTCAATAGGGCCAACACCCATATATTCACTAATAACATCTTGCCATTCTTTTTTCATTTTTACATTTTCTAACAAAAAATATTTAGGGTTATAATATTTGATAATATCAGAAAATGTGAAAAACAATTTGCTTCTTGGGTCTTCAAAATTTAATCCTTTCCCTGCATTGCTAAAGCCTTGACATGGACTACCGCCAATAACCAAATCAATTTTAGGCAAATCCCAGTCTTTATAATCATTAATACTTCCTAGTTGAATAGTATTAGGAAAATTCTTCTGTGTAATTTGAATTGCATATTTGTCAATTTCTGATGCAAAATAATTGTCTACTTTAATTCCTGCTCTTTGTAATGCCAATTGACCGGCAGAAATTCCATCAAAACATGAAAGTACGTTTATTCCCAAATTTATCTCCTTACACTATACTAATATTATCTTATTTGTAATACACCATGAAATTCTAGTTTCATGGTAAAATAATTTTTATTATTTGTAAAATTCCACCACCAAATAAAAATAATCCAATGGAACAAATTAATGCACTCGCTATAATCCATATTCCATCATTTTTATTAACATTTTTTATAAACAATATTATTGATGATATGCCAAAATATAAAAGCAACAATCCTACTACAATCGCAATAATCGCATCTATCATAAATTATCCTTTCTTCCCTAATGAAATACAAGTTTCATGATATAAACTTTTTCAAATAATATCCCCACCAAAAATCGGCTTCTTCAAATTCACATCCGGCAATAGTTTGTCCTCTTTGATTATCTAAATCAGCATCAATAATTAAGTTGCCAAATTCTTTTCTTATGGTCTCTAAAGTAAATTTGCCAATTACTAATTTCGGAACTGTTCCGAAATATGCCATATGTCTATGTATGTCTCCTACAATATTTGTTAACATTTTACTCCTTTATTTGTTCATGAAATCTGTGTTTCATGGTGTATTATTGTTCACTCCAATAACGAATCATATTTGTAAAGCTTTTTCCTTCAGTCAAAGGCGCATCATCTAAATTCACAATCTTTAATTTTTTATCAGTAGCAAACGCCATACCCAAATCAAATAAACTCCCAGTACTATTTTTGTCCCAAAAAATATGAATTTCTTTAGAATTTTTAATAGCATTTTTATTATCTGTACAAATCCTAAATCCAATAGTGTCATTTTGATCTGTATCTCTGGCGGGATAATAAATAGTTTTTCCTTGATTCTCTATTTCATTTATATATTGTTGCATTTTTTCTTTTTGATCTTCAGTAGCATTCCGAACTGGACAAATTAAAAAAACATCATATTTGAACATTTTTTATTCCTTCTCTCCATAAGTTTAAACTTGATTGAATGCGCTCTTGCTTTGTATGTCTTTTATTTAAAAATTCTTCCCAACTCATTTTTTTAAAAATATTTGGTTGATTACAGTAAGCCGCCAAATCAACATAGAACTCATTATTTTCACTTTCCCAACAAGATTTGTCTCGCATTACATAAGGCAAAACTTTATTTTTTCTACACCAATTTATTCTAAATAAAATATCACTAATATCATCTTTTGGATTGACATATAAATCAAATTTTAATTTCCAATCTTTATCAATATATTTTTTCAATATTTGTAATTTTTTATTTATAATTTCTTCATTTTCAATAAGATCAAAAGCAAAAGTATATTCTCCTAAATATTTTAGTTTAGATAATAGTTCAGCATTTTTATCATTAATAAGCCTAATATCTAATCCAGAATTAAACCAACAATATATTTTTTTATCTATTAATTCTTGTAAAATTTCTAAATGTTTATTGTATGCTAATATATTATTATCTAGGAAATCAACTTTTTTATGTTTGACAATTTGATTTATATCCCTATACTTATATATCAAACCTTCTTTTTTTCTGACAACACAAAAATAACAATCCCTAACACATCCTCTGGTTATAAACCCTACACTTGTATCGTTTTCAGGATAAATTGAATAATCGGGATCTAGATCATCTATAATGATTGGAAGTTTTTTCTCAATATCATATCCCGTACCACCAATTTCAATATTTTTACAATTTTTTATTTCATAACATTTTTGATTTGCAACAAACAACGTAGATGCATAAACGTTATCATACCCGAATGCATCTACTACAATATGTTTCTTCTTTGGATACCCATCCAATCCTATTTTCTTTAAGACAACATTATTGCCCAATTGTTTATGATATGTTGATATTTTCATTAATGCTAAATTGGGTATTTTGCTATCAACATCAACTAATAATATTTTCATTATTTTTATTTTGGGTGTGCAAATAAATTAGATAAAAAGAATGATCCTACAATAACCACTAATAAAAGAAAAACAATTGGAATGACTTTATCTAAAATATTCCAAATAGAATATTTTAGATGTTCCCTATCAATATCTTCTTGTTTAATGCTGTATGAACCATCATTTAATTGTACTGCTCCATCATCAATATCTGTTAATCCACTCATTTTATATCTCCTTTTTATTTTTTTATATAATAATATTATCACACTATTGTATTTTTGTCAAGCGAATTCCCCATGAAATCCCTCTTTCATGGAAACTATTCTTTATACAACGGACGCAAATGAATATCTAAATTCTCATAAGTAATATAAAAATCATATTGAGTTTCTTTACTATATTCATTATAATGTGATTTTTCAATTGCTTCACCAAATTCAAATCTACCACCATCTTTGATCAAATTAAAAAGTAAATCTTTTAATGTTAATATTGAATTTTCTTTTAATCTTTCAATATGATCTGGCATATCTTGTAAATTTTTTGAAACAGTAAAATGTGTTTCCAATAACATCATATTCTCCTTATCATTCCAGTATGTTCTTCACTCGTTCTCACAAACCCAAACCTACCATAAAATTTATATAATTTGTCTCTATAAATTTCCCTATTATCATCCGTAAGCCCTTCAATTCTGTTTGGACTAGCAGATGTAATATGTAAAACACAATTTCCAAAATGTTTAATAATATCAGACATCATTTGTATTGCATAACCATTTACCCTAAACTTAGGATTCAAATGAACTCTTGCAACATAACCATGGATATTATTGTTTTTCTCTTGTAGCCCAAAGATATAAATCCTACCAACATTTTTATTATTATGAATAAGGTTTTGACAAAACGCATTATTGGTTCTACGATATTGTATTGATATTTCGCCTAAATCTTTTTTATAAGATAAGAGGTGGTTGTATTTGTCCATGATTTGTTGATCTGCTATGTAACCTTTGTTCATTGTTTGCCTCATAAAAGTATCAATTTATGGGATAGAATCATCCCTTTGCTGTCTAGATTTCTAGCGCAACCGGCTGTAAACCACAACCTCTATCCCATTGCTTGAAAGCGTCTGGGAATACTTTTTTAATAATTTGAAATGCCGCATTAACATCAGAATTCAATTTTATACCATCATTAGATTTAAATACTCCTCTTTTGACTCTTCTCTTTATATTATAATTATCCTCTGTAGGAAGCTCATTATCCAAAAAACTTGTCCCTGATGTAAACTTTTCCTCTGTAACAACACAATTAATTCCAACATTCTCACACTTATATTGCAATTGTTGGATCAATTTCTCATGAGGGATTGATACAAAATTTTGATTATTTACGTGTCCAATATTTATACCATCTTTCCATTCTTTTGTCAAGCCAATTACCAAAGTACCCACGTCATATTTCTGGCAATATTCCACAATCCTTCGACTTACTAAATGCATATAGCTGTCCATCTTTCGCATATGTTTGTCAGTTAGTAAACGCATCCTCTTGTTCCAAATCATACCTGTCTCTATTGAAATATTCTTTCTCTCTTTATTATAGTATCTATTCATAGACTTAATAACCCCACCCTTAACAATAATTGGTTGAATACCAATATTGTTTGAAATAGTTGCAAGATTATTAACTCCTAGGTCTATTCCCATAATTCTATTAGTAAAATTTTTCACTTTTGGCACTTTAATTTGATAAACAATTTCCATTACATAAGTTGAACCCATGGGCACAAAACGAATTTGTTGTAATCCTCCTAATATACTAGTTTTAATACCTGTAAATTCTCGTAAAGGCTTCCAAGAAAAATAAATTTCTCCATTTTGTATCCTACACTGAATATTTTTAATTATTACAATACTGCGTCCATCTTTCTTTTTGTAATTAGGAAGAGATGGTTTGCCAAAATAACCTTTCCCGCTTTTCTTAGACCAGTCTTTAATTCCCTTAAAATATGATTTAAAGTTCTTGTCTACAAGTTGAATTGTTTTTTGTGATGCTTGCGAACCCAATTGTTTATAATTTTCACTACTTTGCAACAATTTATCTAGTTCGTGGTCTCTAATCCAACTTCCCGTTGCGAAAAATTCCTGTCTAACGGCATATGTGGCTTCGTTATACAAATTTTTAGCTAAAAAAGATTTTCGATCTATGATTTTCCACATAGCATCGGTGTTTTTAATAATATGTCTTTCGGTTCTATTTACAATCAAAGATTTTATCCTTTTATCAACATTATAAAATAACTTTCATGGCAATCTCTCAAAATAAAACTTTCCATCCCAATCTTTCCATACAAACATTCCATATTTCTCGGCTACTCTGAAAATATAAACCTTTGATAATTTTTTATACATTTCTATAATATATCTTCGAAACGTTTCTAAGTTATTGGCTCGTTTATAATGATTACACAATCTACATGATGGCATAAGATTTTGGTATTCGTCTGTTCCACCATATGCTTTTGACTTTTTATGATCTACTTGCATTGTCTTTAGTGTTATTCCACATCCGCAATAAGCGCAATGACCGTTATATTTATCTAAAACTTGTTGTCTATTTATTTTCATATTATTGTTCGTCCAAAGCAACTTTGTTCACTAGTCTAACATAATGATACATTTGTGATAATTTGAAAAACGTATCTCCTAAAAGCCTAGTATATTCTCCAAGATTACCATATTCTTTTTCTAATTCTAAACAAACATTTAAGTCTGTTATCTGAGGAATATCATTAATTTTATTTCTAATCTCTGTCACGTAAGTCATTAATTGATTGCTTTCAACAGATAAAGCATCAAACTCTTTACCAAAAGATTCATTTATGTTCATTTGTTTTGTCCCAAAAGATTTTCTGCTGATAAATTTAATTTATATTCGTTTTCACAGTTATCACAAGAAATTGTGCAAGACAGCGCATCTCCAGAATAGTCTATTTCATCATAATTATTAGATCCACATTTGGGGCATTTAATATAACCGCCATCTATAAATAATTCATGAAATTCTCCAAGCTCTCCAGAATCATACCATTCCCATCTTTCATCTCGGCTATCAATCAATTCTCTGCATCTTTCACATAAATAATAATCTTGAAATTCTCCGTCATATTTGCCATGTTCATGATAACACGAACTACTTTGCAAGATTTTACCATGGCAAAATTCACACACATGATCTTTTCTTGATTTTTTTATATAATCGCTATCCCAAAAATCTATCATCATTACTCCTTTTTAACCACATGAAAATGCTATTTCATGGTGCTATTATCAACCAACGCACACAATACCGATTTTACAAATTCTGGCGACATTGATTCTGAATCAATAAAAATCTTCCCATCTGCATTACCTTGATTGATCTCAATTTGCCCAAACCCAAATTTTGGATCTTCCCAATTTAAAGAAAATCCAATCATACCAGAGTTTCCATGTATGCCATAAAAAGATACTTCCATTTTATTTTCTCCTATTCAAAATAATCCATCCAAAATCTAGGAAACAATCTAGCAATAAGATTGCCTTCAAATAATTTATGTGAAGTTTTATATCCTGTACTTTCAATCCCCGCTTCGCATCTAGAGCAATCAGTTCCTCCAACATATTCATTTTCGTGCCAATATGTTTTATTGCATCCTTTAAAGAAACAAGTTAATCTTTTAAATATCCAGTCCATAATTTTCCTTACTCCATGAAACAGAGATTTCATTAGAGTAATTTCCTACTCTCATTAAACTTCTTAATACTTTCCTTAACATCATTCTTGCCCATATCCACTGCCTTCATAACTTCAGAATATGACCCTAAAAATTTCTTACAAATACATAACAATACACCTTTTTCTTCATCAAAAGGATCTGTATCGCAGTTTACTTCTGTGCGTGTTTTATCACTCCAACGAACAATAGTTTTAGGAGGAGTTATAGTTATTGAGGTGATGGTGATTTTATTTGTCATATTTTATCCTTTAACATCCTAATAAATTTTTATTTTGTGAATCTTCTACTTCATTCCAAACAGATTCTTCAACACCAAGTTTAACATAAGCTTCTTTAATAGTGTCAGTCAATTCTAGACCATATTTATCAATATCATTTTCAAAAGTAGCTTCTTCATTCAAATAATTTTCATCTGAGAAAAACTTTTTATAGTCTGTCATAACAGATTCATAACATTCGCGCATAGTTTGTAGTCCGTTTTCTTTTCCTAAATCCAACATCATTTTGCGTCCATTTTCTCTCCTTTTTACTAATAATTGATTGAAAAATCCCAATAAAAGGGTTATTTCATGGGGTTAAAAATCACCATCTGCTACTTGTAGACATGTCAGTCCTAAAGAACGCCATAATTTTACAACCTGTGTTCGATCATCTAAAACAAATTGAACATTATATTTCCCTAAGATATATTTCTCGTAAATTTCTTTTTTGACAATAGAATCTTTTCTATCATCCTCATCGCCTCGCATAAACAAAGAAATAAATTTAATATTATTGTTTTGCAAAAATTCTAATGTTTTATTTCTATATTTATTTTTACGTCCAGAAACGAAAAGTAAGTTTTTATTTTTGATAATATCATAAATAACATTATTTAATATATCATTTTCAAAATCTCTTTCGTATGGATTCTTATCACCGAATAATGATAGTGTACCATCCATGTCACAAATAATCACATCTGGAGCATCGTTTATATATTCTGGCTTAACCGGTTCTTTATACAACCATTGTTTATAGGTTTGACGAATAATCTTTTCTCCAACAGGATTAGCACGTTTAGTATCATTTTTGATACAAGTTTCAATATCAATGTCCGTGAAGTCTTTTATTTCTACTTCTGCCAAACCCTTTACTAATTCTTTGATATGGTTTTCGTGGACGACATTTAAATTAGTGTCGTCCACAATCACATGCTTTCCATCTTCTAATGCTTGTAAAATAATATGATCACGAAGTTTTAAAACAAACTTTTCATTTCCTTTGCTCCAAATAGAATTATCAAGCATGAGTCTAAGATCGTCCTTATTGACGCGCTTATACTGATTAGGAAAATCTGCTTGCATCTGTTTTGCCCAAGTTGTTTTCCCGCAACCTTGGAGTCCCTTAGTGAGAATAACTTTTTTCATTGGTATTCCGTCGCTCCCTTACGGGTCAAATAATCAGCACTAACACTCTTCAAAATTTTCCTCCCAATTATAGGATCATTTTCTTCATGAAGCATCTTGATTACAATTCCCTCACGAATTTGATATGGGCAAACCATAGAATTCCCATCAGTCAGTCTTAGGATTTCATTTGAAAATTCTCCTACATATAATTGTGGGACAGTCTTTAAATTCCATTGCTGGCATAAATCTTTTACAACTTCCCAATCTAAATATTGATTTTTATATTTAATATCAAATACTACTAAATCAACACTAGAAAGCCCATAGGTCAAATCTTGAATTCCTTGCCCATACACCTCACCATAAACAATATAATCTTGAGGAATAATATTTGCCAAATTATATTTCTTTGCAATACTCCCCCAAACATCTTCTCCATAGAAAGACTTTCTGTTTGAATGATAAGTAATTTGAACATTGTGTGAACCATATACAAATTCATGAGTATGTTTTAAAATATATTTTTTAATAAATGATTCAATCCTATCAAAGAATGGTTGGTTTTTATTGATAGAAATTTCAAGATTGGCGTAACGTGAATTCGCGCCATGGATCTTTTCGGTTATCGCAACAATATCACCATCTTTGAAAACATCATTATAATGTTTGATATTCTCAATATCAGTATATTTATCAAACAAAGGATTAATTTTCTTTTTAGAAGTTTTCTTTGTTTGATTTTGTGCAGAATATTTTGGTTCAGGAGGTTGCCATTTTGTAATACCCAAAACAGAAGATACATCATCTCCTAATTTGAATTTTCCTTTAGGTACATCTAACACAAGACCTTGAGACAAATACCCACGAAGTTTAACACTTTTGGTGCGACCATCGCTACGTAAATATTCCAACTTATGTTCTTCAATAAGGTTAGGAGGTATGATGCAATCTGGAGGGATAAATGTTACGAGGTCTCCATTTTTATATTGGTCTAATCCGATGATCACGTTCCAACCCTTCACTTGGGCTACCGATAATCGGTCAGCGTTAGGATGCTTCTGGACGTTTTCAATTTCGCAAATTTCTACAATCAATGTGCTCATATTATCTCCTTGGTTTATTTATTTTATACCATAACTATATCACATAAACTAATTCTTGTCAAGACTCAATGTACCTTTGCCAACCTTAAGAAATTCGCCATTATTTCGCATTTCTTGAAGACTTCTAGCATTAATCATTGTTCCAGTAGATCGCATATCCCAAGAAAATTCTTCCACAAAATCTTTTAGAGACATTTTCTTTTCAATAAACTTTTCAATTCCTTCAACAGATTTTACTTGTGTGTGACGCAAATCCTGTAACTTTCTTGAGGCCATACCGAAAATGGTATTCTCGGCTGGACTTTCATAAGTTTGTGCAAGGATACTGCCACACATAATTGCATCTGCTCCTGCTATAAATGCTTTTGTTGCATCACCAGCATTTCTAATTCCACCATCATTTACAATAAACACATCAGATTTAGATGAATCCATAACTGCTGAAAGTTGAGGAACCGCCACACCAGTTTTATTCCTAGTTGAGCAAAGACCGCCACCCCCAATTCCGCAGCGAACCATATCAACACCTGCTTTATAAAGATTTTCGGCTCCTTCATAACTTGCAATATTGCCAGCCATTAATAACGTACTAGGACTTTCCTTATCAATTAACTTTCGCAAACTTTTACAAAAATTAATAACAGAGTCGGTGTAGCCATTTGCGACATCTAATAAAATCACATGAGGATTAAATTTAAGAAAATCCATGGCAACTGCATAATCATTCATGCCAATAGACAAACCAAATATTTTTGCTTCAGATATTTTTTCTGCTTCTAGATACCATTCGTCTTTTGTGTCATAGAAACGATGAAGGATTCCACAACCTCCTAAATCAGCAAACAATTTACAAAAATCAGCGTTTACAATTGCCCTCATTGGGCTTGCAAAAACTGGAAATTTTAATGTGAATCTATCTAGCACATTAACAGAAATATCAACATCATCCCTTGATGGGATAGATGATGGTTTCGGTTTAATAACAAGATCGTCATAATCATAATATTCTTCAGTGTTAATTTTCATTCGATCCCATAATCCCTTTTTGCTTCTTCATATCCTTTTTTATATCCATCGTCATAAAATTCATCTTCTCTATCTTCGTTTGTAAAATAATCTTTAGCGTCACTATAGCCTTCGTCATAATCTTTTTCAGATCTAGAATTTTGACCATCGTCTAAACCAAAACTATATACTTCCTCTAGTCTTTGGTCTACCCAATTTAGTTGTTGTAAATTTAATTTAAATTCTTTTTCAAACTCTTTTAAAAATTCTTGTATCTCATCTCTGTAATCCATGAAATTCTCCTTTTATGGGGTTAAAACTCTTCAAAAATAATATCATACCACAAAACATTAATAGGATGGAAATGACCATTGATATTTGCGGTTTGAAATGCTATTAATTTATCTTCAGTAAACTTTTGACGAATTATCGCTTCGTCTTGGATTGATCTTTCTTTGGGATTATTATCATCAAATATTACTGCCCGTAAGAAAGTTCCATCTCGCAATAATACTGTCGCTATTGTACAAATATCTTTATACATTTTCATTCCTTCCATACTAATTATATATCTAAAATTCTATCAAACTGAAATTCATATGAGCCTTCATCTACACCTGACTCCCAATCAATTTCTTCTTCCCACCAAGCATCAACAAGAATTGGAATCTGTATTTTCTTATCATAGAGTCTATCATAATTTGTATTTTGCGAATATTCTCTTATTCTTTCTATAGCAATAGGATCAATAACTTCTTTTAAATAACCTTCATATAAATCTGAAAATCCAATAGATTCTATATACCAGTCTCCAGCAGAAGTATCGTTTCCAAAGAAACTGTAATCAGATAGTCCCCAATTTAAATTATCAAAACGATAAAATTCATCATCTTCATAATCTTCGGATGTTGGCTTAAAAACTAATTGTATTCCAAGTTTACCCATTAGATTCTTCGCTTTCATATTCACACATATCAATAATATTATCCAAATCATTAGCTCCCCAATGGCAATATTCTAAACCACCATCAATAAAAATTTCACCACATTTACAAGAAACAAAATTATGAACAGTTTTTGATTCAATAATATCGTTGCATTTTTTGCATTGAGCACGATTATGTAAAATTTTCTTTTCTTTTGTCACTTTACCACCACCTAAAACTTTCTCCAAAAGTAATTATAAGGAATAATATGATTCCTAGAATCCAAATTATTGTCTGTATGTTTTTATTTTTACTATTCATTTGTACTCCATGAATTGCTCATTTTATGTGTAATAGTTTCTTGAAAAATTTGACAATTTTCATAACATAAAACCATCGAAAATATTCGTCAAAATTAATAATCAAATCCGGTTCATCTGATGCCTCTTCTTTATCCTCATAAAAATCACCAAACTTATCAACGTGCCCGTAAACCTTTTTATAATCCATTATTTCTCCTTAATTTTATCCATGAAAGCACTATTTCATTAAACTACCATCTTTTATAGCAGCATCAATTTCCTCAAATAATTCTCTATTATCCCAAGCATGATGAACAATTAATAAATTAGCCCTTATAACTTCAATTCTCGGATTGCAGGGGCAAGTTGCATCTTCGATATGCGATTTTATATCACCAACGGGCAATACATTTATATCATTATTCATCTTTTTAATATTTATCCACCATTTCTTTTCCATAAAATTACACATTCATGGGGTTGTAACTTACTAAAACTGTTTTATTTTTCAAATCACTACAACCAATAATGTCATAGGTTTCATGAGGCATATATGTATCCATTCTGTAATATGTATAAGAATTTTCATTACTTTTGTCTACAATTCCAACAATTCCATTTTTCGCCTTATGACTAAGCCGTGTAAACCCATTTGAATCAAAATATAAACATTCATCCATCCATACAACCTTATTATATGTTTGTTTTTTGATATTATTTTGCATATAATTTTCATTTGGGGCACCACATCTTGTACAATTTTTGTCTTCTGCATCAATTCCACTTCCGCAATGTGAACAACAATTCTCATTATGAATAGTTGGTCTTGATGTTGGAGGTAGTGTAGTTGGTTCTGGTCTTTCATAAACAGCCATAGGTGTCCTTTCTGGTTCTGGTCTACACATAATTTATCCTTTCCGTCATTCTAATAAAACTGGCATTTCATGGTAATGACATTTCAATTAAATAATGATTGGGCGGGTACTTCAAAACAAGTTTCTCAAATCTTTCTAAAAACTCATCATTCAAAGCCTCCCACTCATCTCCATAAAAATCAAGTAATCCAAGCCTAGTCTGATAATCGTCAAAAGCTTCTAGAGAGATTTCTGGAATAAAATAGTTGTGATCGTCATGGTCTTTCCTGAATTTGCCTTTCATATTATTTCTCCTTTTCGTTACACTCATTACATAAAGTTGACATCCAACCTCTGTCTCTTAATTCCCCTGGTTTACCACAAATTTCACAAGTTTCAAAAGACTTCGCTTCAGCATCATCCACCAATTCTTCAATCTTAGGATAATAATAAGTTAAATATACCCTTAACCCACCCCATTTTTCTTTCACTTGTGTAAATTCTAAGTCCTTATAAGCTTCAGGATCAGAATCAATTTCTGCTTGAATTTTCTCACACAGTTCTCGCATGATAGGAATCCAACCGTCACCAATTTCAAACCCAAAAGCCATAAGATTGTTTCGTAGGGTTGGATCTGGATTGATGAATTTATATTTTTGAAATTCTGCAAGTCTTTTTGCCATTTTACTCCTTTTTTAGCCAACAAAATCAACGATTCATTGGGATTTACTTTGGCCCTTTGAATTTGGGGAATCGGGGCACATTGTACTCAGACATGCCAAAATAACACACTGTCGCCATTTTACCAATAAATTCTTCTGGATGGCTCCACATATAAGTTCGTTCCTGCTCACCCTGTCCTGAAGCTCCAGCATTAAAAGTATTTCCATCTTTATTCAACATAACAAACGCTCCAACAAAGCCTTTTCTCTTATCTTCCTCGAACCCAATTAATTCAAACTCTTCATCTTCAAACACCTTAACCTTAACCAATTGCCAACTACGTTTATGATCGTAAGGCATTCCAAGTTGCCGGATCATCAACCCTTCGTTCCCTGCGGCAAGGAATTGTTCAAGATATTTTTGAATATTTTCATCTGTTGCAATAATCTCAAAATTAGGGATTACTTCGATATTATCAGAGGCGAAGTTTTTAATAAAGTCATAACGCTTTTCATAACCTTCATCTGTCATAACGTCATACAAATGATACTTGATGTTTTTTCGTTCTTCAATATCCTCTTTTGATACCGTTTGACGTTTGATCAATCCATTTAATTTATTGAAAGAAAATTTGTTTGAAAACAATTCGCCATCTAAAATAAAAGATTCTACTTGAGTACGACCCTTAAGAACATCATCTAAAATATTTTTAAGCTGCACCGGCATAACATCGCCGCTTCTCGTGTACATAGTCGCTACACCATTTTCAACTTTAATTAGGCATCTATTCCCATCTAGCTTCGGCTGGCAGAATATCTTCTTCCCCAAAATACCCATCTGTGCTAAAGTTTTACTACTCTTTTGCGCACCAGTAGGATGATGTTTGTGGGCAAGCATCGGCGCAAGCACACCACTCCCCAAAACATCTTTACTCTGGATATTATCAAAATCCTTAACATATCCCTTTTTAAGTTGTGATTCAATTTTACTATTGGCTTCTAATATGGCCTGAGAATAATGATCTGTGCCATTGGACTTACCAATATTCTTTCCTTCTGTAATTTGAGTTACAGTTTTTACTTTAGCACCATCTAATAATCCTGTGCTAATAACAATATCGCTAGAATCAGAATGTTGAATAACCTCAATTTGCCAGGAACGAATTCTATCACTTGAATCTTTTTGGTATAGGGTTTGGTTCATTTGGATTCTCCTTTTTTAATTAATTATTACCAGCCCAATCTTTATAGTGATCTTGTCTCATTTCTTCGGCAAAAGCACCCGCTTTATCAACATCATCAAATCTACCTAAAGTTTTTTGCTTTCCATCTATTTGCAATGTTACAACATATTTGCCTTTTATAAAGCATACATTTCTGTATCCTGTTTTATTGTTTGCGTTTTTTGATTTCCTATTTTGATGATTTTGCCTTTTATCACTAATTCTCAAATTTGATTTTCTATTATCTAATGTATCACCATTAATGTGATCTATTCCTGATTTTTCAAAATAATTTAAAACAAACTGATGTAATGTAAAAGTTTTATGAACTCCGCCAAAATATGTGTTGCATTGAACATAATAATCATCTAAATATTTTCTATATCTGGCGCACCATCTATACTCTAAATCAATTAATTTTGGCAAATCTTCCGTATCTATAATTGCCCAAAGAATGTTTGGTTTATGATTCAATTTTATTATTGTAATATTACCTTCAGTTATATAATCATTAAATTCTATTGGTCTTGGCATGCCTAAACCTTTCTACCACATGAATTGGACATTTCATTGGGTAAATCTTTTATTTCCTTCTGACAACTCGTTATATAATCTTTCAGAAATTTCATTAATTTCGAATCTAGATGCTTCACCAAAACCACCATACTCATAATGATTAAATAACCTCTCTGATTTCTTTGTAATTTCATTTATTGCATTTCCAAGAGAATCAGATTCAATCAAATTTGAAAATCCAAAGCAATAAGCGCCAATCGCACCGTAATCATATTTGTAGTATTTCATTTTCTCTCCTTTAAATTTTCAATGAAACAACAGTTTCATGGGGTATTATCTAACTCAATTAATCTATTTTTGGTAACTTCACAATATTTCTTTTCTAATTCAACACCATAACATTTACGATTTAATTTTTTACTTGCTAATAAAGTAGTTCCAGATCCACAAGTAAAATCTAAAATTATATCACCTTCATTTGTATATGTTTTTATAAGATACTCTAATAGTTCAATTGGTTTCTGCGTTGGATGCAATTTATTTCCTCCAGCATTAGGAACACTTTTAAATTCTAAAACGCTTTCTGGCGTTTTTGTTTCGCTATCATATTGGACTTTCACAATATTCATTGGAACATGGTTGCTTGTTGTTTTCCCGCCACCTCTTACTGGATTTTTACATACCCTTTTACTTGCTTCGCTAAATCTTTCAGTTGGGATGGGGTTATATTTTATTTTGCCAATTGAAAATATTGATATAATTTCATGATATTTTAATGGTTGATATTTTGCCGTTGCAAACCCTGTCCCTGTATTTTTCCTCCAAATCCAATCATACTTGAATTCCTTCAGATTACTACATCTCAACAAGCTACTAAATGGCTCGCTTCCAAACAAAATAATTGGTGAATTATCTTTTCTTAAATTATTCAAACATTCCCACATTTTATCAAAAGGAATAATTGTATCCCATTTACAAGCAGTAGTTCCATAGGGAAGGTCTGTTATGATTGCATCAAATTTCAAACCCTTTTCTGCCATTTTCTGCATGCCTTCAAGACAATCACCTTGAAGTAAAGTGCAATATTCGTCTTTATAATATAGTTTCAATACTTACTCCTTCTAAAATTCCATGAAATCCCCATTTTATTAGACTCCATATTCTCTTAACTCAATTACTTGTTTGCCATATTCTTTGGCGAACTCAATATTTAAGCTGTTGCAACGAGGACACCACGACATTTTTTTAGGCAATTTCGCATCCATCCAAAACTCATGATAACAGTTTAAACATCGTACTCTTTTATCTTTACGCCAAATTTTCATAATATTTCTCAATCCTTTTCCTACACTCAACACACCTATCCATTAAATCCCTAATATTATAATCCATGTCAACTTTTGCATATCGTTCATTATCTGGCAAATATGATAAATCTGGTTGTTCATATGGACTTTGATGGTTGTATCCTCTACGAAGCATTTCTTGTGCCAGTTCATCATGTCGTTTCTGCATGTTTTCTGGCTCTATCAGTACAATTGGGCTGATACGCCCAGAAATACTATGATGTTTTTCAAAATTATGTTTATGCTTATGCAATTCTGAATGCTCCCCAAGCAAATGATTTCTGCAAAGCAAATTCGTTGGTAATTGCCACATCCTCATTAATGCCTCCTTATAACTAAGATAATACAAGTTTATCATAGTTATAAGAATTTGTCAAGATGGAATATAAATCTCATTAATCATAATCTGACAACCACACTTCACATAACAATCTTTTTAAATCTTCCCCTGAAAACTCTCTGCAACAATCCACATAAATTAAAAATCCTGCTTCTACATTATGAATTTCAATAGGATGTTTAGACATAACTTCGTCTAAAATTGACCCAGTATACGCCCAATCGCCACATGAGTCTGGATTATCAACATCATTAAATCTAGTAAAATCTAGTTTTAACAACTTGGCAATCATCATATTTATATCTGTATTTGAAAGACCAGAATATTTTAATGATTCGTTATCTGGCATAGAACTTCTCCTTTCTTATTACCATGAAACCTACATTTCATTAGGTATTATTTTACACAACCATTCATTGCATCAGACGTTGCTTTTACCATTTTTAATAATTGTGTTCGAGATGGAACATCTTCTAAGCATTTATTTAATTTTTCTGCATGGAACCCATAGTCACTAAATATATTTTTTGATAATCTTTTTGCAGAAAGCTCTATCCACCATTCGGCCGTTCTTGGGAATAAACAATGAAGGATTTCATGCCAAATAGTATCTTGTAATTCTAGTGTATCGGGATGATTTTTATTAATCCAAATAACATTAATAGAATTTGATGCCATACCAAAAGATCCCTTAAATCCCTTACCAACTTGTTCTTCAAAAAATTTTCTTGATACAAGTCTTAATGGAGGATCTCCAGCTTCTTTTAATATATTATTAAAACAATATTGCACATACCATTTGTCAAACATTTTATCACCTATTGTTCCCACGAAATTGTTATTTTATTGTAATCTTTTATTCCATCTTGAATATACTAATTGCCACCTACTGGAATCTAAATATTCACTATCTGCAAAATGAATATGTGGCAATATTCCTCCAATAGCTAAACAATATTGACATTGTAATGCCTTAAATTGATTGTTCTCATAATGTTTCAAAACATGACTGCCACACCAAGGGCAACCTTCGAGACCATCAATCTTTAATCCCAAATTTGAATTTTGTACCATTTTTATTCCTTTCTCAATTAATAATTTAGTTCACCTTGTTTATCTTCGCCAGAACCAGACCAAGTATTAATATCGTCATCAAATAATTTTTTGCTACACCATGGACAAAATCTAAAATATACAAACCCTGCTCCAAGTTGATGTCCATGAAGGAACGCATACATTGTCGAGTCATTTAATTTCGACATATTTTCAGTAAATTCTTTACAAGTACAAATCATTTTTGTCATTCTATATTATCCAATTCAATAAATTCAATCTTTTCAACTGACAACTTATCATAAACATATTTATTATTCGCTCCATTGGTAACAATTATAACAGAATCTCCATAAAATATATCTCTAGATTCATCGTCAATCGGATCAACCCAATCTTTAGTTCCATTTTTGAAATAAATTACTGCTTGTTTTCCCATGAAATCGTCCTTTCATTACCCCGTATTACTTACCAAGAACCCATTTTAAAATTTCTATTTCCTTCTTTAGCGACACTTCTTCTTCGCCACATTCTGGGTCGCCATAATCATATTTGTCCATATATTCTAAATTAAATTTTTCAAGAAGCAATTCAGCTTCTTTTAACTTTTGAGAAATATCTTTTGTAGATTTCATATCAATCCTTTCTGATCTTCCCATGAAAGCGCAGTTTCATGGAGTTAATGATATTGATACATTTGAACAATTGAATTTTCTGGAACATGAAATTCATACTCAAATGTTTCGTCACAAATAAATAACCAATGCAGATTATCTTTACAATCAGTCTCTTTTAAAACCAAAGTATTTTTACCATCTTCAATAAATACACTGTCACTCATTCTTGCTTCATGCTTTGATTTTACTCCATTTTGGTCTATCCAGAAATATACCATGTCGGTGTCATTAATTGATCCAGACCCCAAAAAGAAGTGCGCATTAATTTCTGAATTATTATATCCGGCATATAAGGGAATATTATTTTCCGAATATGTATCACAAGAAATAACTCCTAAAGTAATTTCTCCCGCAATGAGCAATACTCCCACTACTAAAGATAATATTCCTAACCATTTTTTATTCCAGCCTTCAAACGCCGCACAAGACAAAGCAATTGTACCAATAAGTGTTACAAATCCAACTACTACAATCATTTCATTCTCCTTTTATTATATTTATACTACACCATGAAAGCCAGATTTCATGTGGTAGTTAGTCTTTCTTTTCAACCTTTTGAGGTTGTACATAACCAGAATTGACTAGCCGTTTGAAATCATTCCTGCTATCAAATAACTTCTTCATAATACAACTCATCACACCAACTTCTTTTACAAATTGTTCATCTTCAGCGCAATGAACCATTTCTTTACTACCATCTTTAAAATAGCAAACAGTGGTTTTGTCATTGTAAATAATCTTTGTTGGAACCAAATCTGATTTCTTAAATTGTTGTGTAGATGTCCCATAACTATATAAAGTACTAAAAATCGGTGTGTATTCCATTTTTTTATAAATCTCCTTTTCTAATTCTAATTTGAAATTTGATTGTAATTCTTTTTGCCATTCATCATTTAATTGCTTTGCATAAATTGCTACATGATCTATATAACCATCCATTCATTATCCTCTCTTTTATACCACATGAAATAAGTTTTTCATGGGGATTAAAACTTAACACACTCAAAATCTTTACCTTCAGCGACATATCGACCAAGAATATAATCTGGTCTACGTCCATCTGGTTGAACACAGCAAGCAATAATTCTCCAACCTTGATTAACAATTTCTTGCAATTGCTCTGTACAATAATCAACAGCATAACCCAATTGATTAATATTTAATAGTCCTAAGTTGACAACATGTACATCACATTTTTGATTAAACTCAATTTGTTGATCAAACATTTTTAAAGCATTTTCAAATTTATCTTGAATACCAATAATTTGTTGAATCAAAGAAGAATAATCCTGTGTTGCATTTGGAGGAGTTCCACGTAATCCCACTTTTAATTCTGGATGTTTTGATAAAAATAAATCTAAATCAACGATATATTCTTTTGAAGAACCAATCTCATATAAATCAACAAAAGTTACTAACTTTTTCTTACCAGATTTTACTTCTTCGCTTTCGGGATCATCAGAATACCTCCATGTATTATAAGAGGTAATTCGTCCTTCTGGATCTTTGCACATTTGCGATTTATCTAATTGGTCTGCAATAGTTTTTTCAATTTCTTGAATTCTCTTTAATGTAAATTGTTGTCCATTATTGAATGTTATTCTCGCATACATAATATTTTCTCCTTTCTATATTTATACACCTATTCTTGATTTTTGTCAAGTGCCAATTTCACATGAAATGTTCCATTCATTGAAACTAATTCTTCCCTGCCCAATCACCGTAATATTTCAATCTCATCTCTTCCGCGAACCTGCCTGCTTCGTCTACATCGTCAAAAGTTCCTAACGTTTTCTGTTTTCCATCAACTTGTAATGTGACAATATATTTATCATGCGAAAAAGAAACATTCCGATACCCTGTTTTATTATTACTATTTCGTGACTTCCTGTTCCTATGATTTTGTCTATGATCGCTTATTCTTAAATTATTTTTTGTATTATTCAGACTATTGTTATCAATATGATCTATACCATATGGGTCAAAATAATTTAAAACAAATTGGTGCAATAAAACATTTTTATGTATTCCATCAAAATAAGTATTGCATTGGATGTAATAATTATTTAAATATTTTCTATATCTTGCATACCAATGATAACCTAAACTGATTAATTTCTGTAAATCTTCGGTGTCAATAATTGTCCACAATGTAAGTTGTTTATAACTAACTTTTATTTTAGTTGTGTCACCTTCGATCACATATTCATTAAATTCTTTTTTCTTTGCCATTTTCTCCTTTATTTAACAAACTCTAACCAACCAGCTTTATCACATTCCCATAACAAATAACCATCCATAAAATCATAATGCCAATATTGTTTATGTTTGCCAAAGAATTTGATAGCAATATGATCTTCGTCATAATTATCTAAGACATGCAACAAGCGTTCGCCATTTTGAACATTCCATCGGTTGATTCTAAATTTTACACCTGTTTTAAATTGATGACAGAAATCATAATATTCTTGTGGTAGTTCCATCTAATTCTCCTAATAACTCTTCAATTCGAATCCTGGTTTTTTCATGTAATATCAAATTACCTTTTTCTTTATCATACCATTCTTGCGGAGTAGATTTACTAGAATACGCCTTCCCTGCTCCAATCCAATCAGCAATCATTTCTCTCACATAAATATCTGGAATCTGCATCGGGCTTATGACACTATCATTCCCAATTATACACCAATATCCAAAATGATGTTTGTTATGATTTTGATGGTGTAACCAAGCGTATCTAAAACTGTCAGCTTGCTTTGCAGGATCGTATGATCCATGAGCATTTCTAATTTGATTAGACTCTCCTTTTTTATTATAAAAATATTTTGCGTAAGGAACAAATTCAACTGAACTAAATTTTGAAATGTCATGGAGTACCGCTAAATAAAACGGTACTCCTAAATTTAGACAAGCCAAAAACACAAACCATTTATGCGTCAATACTTTCTTAAGATATACAATATATCTTTTCAATGTGCCCTAACCCCAAAGATTATTTCTAATTTCTGCCAGAGTAAAATCTTTTGTCAACTTTCCATCCAAAAATACAGTTTTTAATTCGCCTTGTTTTTCTTCATCCCAAGTTACATTTTCTTTCAACACAAATTCTCTATTACCATCTTTTACAACTTCTAACAAACCAGTTGCAGAAAACTTGGTTCCATCGTCTGTAACAGGATGTTTAAAAATTGCCATACCAATATTTTTAATTTCAACATAAGTTGACTTCATTGCTGTTCCAAAAGTATCACGAGTATTGTATTGGTAAGTATAACTACCAATTCCTAAAACCGCCTGAGAAGCAAAACCTTTTTTCTCTAAACGTGAGCAAATTTCTTCACAACGTTCTCGTGTAATACTATCGCCATAAATGGTTCCAATATGAGAATCAAGCAGTTTATAGCCGGTAGAAGTAAGAGTTCCACCAAACACTTCCCAAAGAAGCTCAACAACACCTTTACGCTCTTCTTCAGTTTTTCCAGCAGGATTTCCACAAATAATTAAAACAGGATCTCCACTATCAGGACGAATAACAATTTTACCATCACGAGACATAATGTCATTCTTAAGCCTTGGCATAAAATCAGTTAATACATCCCAAAGATTCCAGGTGTCACTAACAATAGCAAGCATACCATTTGGATAGATTTCCGTAATCAATCGTTTGTATGTATCGAATTGATTTTCAAATCCACCGGCACTCATTACAGAATGCTCCGTAGCAGAAATACTAGCACCTACAAGTTCTTTTTCAACATTTGCATTATAGTACT